GGATGCGTTTCAGTTGTTGCGTATCCTGCTCCTGCAAGTATTTTTTCACGGAACCAAGTTGGTTCACCCCATGGAAATTTTTGTTGGAAGCCGCAGATCATTTCAGTCTTATTAAGGTTGCAAAAAACTGCCCCTCTATTACTTCTTGTACTTGAATTAATTGAAAGACTACATCATCCTCATTGAAGAACAGGTTACGACACATTAAACACTCATCGAATGTAGGATATCGGTTTACGTTCCTAAATAATTTCTTGGTAGCAGATACCAAGCAAATTAAAAGGAGCGTGACACGCTCTTGTGTGGGTTCATCATACACATCCATGGATATATGGTATTTTTTAATGAAAGGATGAACTGTCATGTAACGTCCGGCAGCAATCTCTTTGTTTTGATCTTTTAGTTTAAAATCAATAGGTAAATCGTCAAGGGGTCTCATTTTTTCAATGTTAACTCTTCACCAGTCAAAGCGAAATATAGATTTTGGAGTTGATGAACAAACTCCAATGGAGGGTTAATTATGTCGGACGTATTGTAGGCCAACCGATTGCCGTAATCAAAAATTGAAAAGCCTCCTAAATATTGTCGCTCTTCCGGCATTTCAAATACCCATGCATTATTGTACTTAAATAACCCAAATTTTTCTAACCATTCTCGCGTTAACGGAATTGGTTCAGCATCCTCAAAGCCTACTCCACCAGTGAAATGCCACATGTCATCTTCACTTATAGCATCTTCGTTAGGTTCACAGAAGCCAGTGAGACTTTCTGTTTCGTCTTTTACATTGTGGCGAATGATGTTACCAATACGTAGTTCTTGGATGGTCATTTCGTTTTGTTTTTGTAGCCGATAAATCCTTTGCATTTCCACTCAACGACTTCTACTTTTTGAAACTTCGTAGCAATAGACCTAGTTATTTCAGAAATAATGTGACCTAGTTTAGGTGGTCCTTCACTATTATATATCCGAGTATCTTCAAAAGATAATAACCCTTTTTTTAAAGTGAATCTCATGATTTTAAAATTTAGGATGCCTTACTACATGGCAATGTTGAGACGAAGACCAGACATAGGTATGAGCTTTCACTCGGCGCATAGGTTTGTCGAGGCCTAGGATGGCAGCATAGTCGAAGGAATGAGTTGGGATGAATTGCCGTGCACTGGCATCGTGTAGGATTCTTACCCCATGAGGATGAGCGATGAAAAGTTTGTTGTTGATTACGGTCATTTGAGTTGGGTTTCAAGTTTCTTTACTCTGTCATTAAGTTGTAAAACAACCTCTTGAAGAATCACATCGTTCTCTTTTGTTACGAATAGCGAGACAGGATACTTAACGTGTTTAAATCCGCCATTTTTTATTTTGAGAATACCGATGAAATAACCCCCTTGAACAGAATCGGTTTCTTGAAATTCGCTCATCTTTATTATTGGAAAAGAACGATATTTTGTTTCAGAAGACTGCACGATTGTTGAGGGGATTATTTGGCGTTTTGCGTATTCATAACCACTAAGGCTACCAAATAAACACCCGAGACAGAATCCTAAAAATACCAATGTGAAACCAAGTATGTATTCTTTCATAAAAGTTTAATTTTGAGTGTATGAGATTAAATCTGGTCGTTGTTGGTAGGTCAAAATACAGAAGTCCTCGAAGTTCATTCCTTGGAAATTTGCCATCTCTCCATTTTCATCCTCAACTACCAATTCTTCATGCAGTTTTTTCAATTGGCCGGAAAAATTCAGGCACCAAATCGAAAAGAAATCAGCGTCATTGAGTTGCATGATCGGAAAATAGTTGTGAAAGAATTGCGGACTCATACCTAAATTAGATAAGAGGATCTGATTTTGCTAACTGGAAGACACTTTCAGGAGTTGGCTTTCCCTGCTGGCGCCGCTCGGCTTCTTCGAACAGTCGCAGACCTATCAAATTTTCTTCAACGGCTTGGTAGAGGTGAAAGTCCGGGAAGCCAATAGAGGCTGCTTTCTTTCGGTTAATGAATTTCACTTGCTCATCAAGAGAGGGCTGGATGAGAGATTTTTTGGCCTCTAAATCTTCTTGGATTCTGTCTTCTTCGGTGAAAAGTTCCTCTTTTTGGGCTGGTTTTTCCATGAGGATTGTTGGTTATTTTGCGTTCGTGTGCACAAATGTTGTTAATAAGTGAACAAATTCCAAAACAATCAATATAATTATTTTAACTAAACTGTGTTGTTTATCTAAAATATCTATATTTGCCTAAGCACATGGGAAGAAAAGAGCCAGACCGCCTGACGGTTGCCTTACGGCAGCTAAATATCAAGCCACAAGAATTTGCCGTGCATCGGCTGGGGATCAGTTATCAGATGTGGCGCTACCGGATTAGGCAAGGCCGGCTGACACTTGAAGATTACCACAAGATTTTGCTTTACACTGGCCAGACCTTTGAGGAATTATTCCCCAATCCACTAAAACCCGGGCGCCATCCCATAACCTTAAACTTAAATCATTCACCTGGTTCTCGCTTGACCCCTCCCCCAGCGAAGGAGCTGCAACCTCAACCACTGGTCACTGAACCAGTGGTTGCTCCTTCCGAGCCGGAAGAATTCAAACCAATTGACATTTACGGAGGTGGTTTGCCACCGGATGATCCAAATGCTGTTTAAAATGGTTCTTTCTTACATTTACTCCTTCACAGTAATCACTCATCCTAATGACATTCACCAGTCGTCACTTGATATAATTGGCGCCGAAAAATTAACCGCTCCAGAGATTTTTAAATACCTCTTGCAATCGGCCAAAAAGGATGTAGAATCGCGCACCAATTTAAAGGTTGAAGACAATCAGATATATTTCAATTTTGTAACTCTTGTTAAGCAATCAGTCTACGGTCCTGAACGGGTGTAGGCATAAAAAAAGCCTGCCCATTTCTGAGCAGACCAATTAACCAAAAAATGTGCTTTAGAATCCGGGTATAGCGATCTTCGCTTCTTCCTCTACAGGAATGGTCGCGTACTTCTCGGCTACCTTACGGGCTATCGAATTGTCCTTGGCGTACCAACACTTATTAAACCGTGACCACCTGAATCTGTTGACTGTTAAATCGTCCAGCACTGCCCGCCCTGGATTTGCGGGGAAATAAAGTTCGACGCCTCCTTTAGCTTGGTTGAGTTTGCAGGTGGCTATTTTATCTCCAGTGGGAGGAACTCCTTCGATGCGTGGGGTTAATCGTCCCCGTTCAATGACTTTGTAGGCCTCATCCCACTTGCCTATTTCAATGGTGAGATAGAAATGTGGGATATTGCCGTAATCTCCATCCGTGCTTTCTGTACCATTACCTTCGTTGGCAATTTCCTTGATTCGCAGCAATATCTTGCTTGTCTCTGGCCGTTCGGCAAAGTGCTCACGGATGTAGTACTCATTGACTTGTTCGCGACCCCGTTCCAAATGGTCAGGGCTTAATAATTGAAGTGGGCCGGAGAGGATGGCAATTCTGATTCCGGAATGGTGTTCATTGATGATTGAGAACTTGTAGTCTGGAAATTCTGCTTTAATCGCTTTGCGTATCTCGGCAGTTCGTTCAGAGGACATGTAAGGCATATAATTTGTTATTTTGGTTAATACCGGATGTGCAGTCCGGTTTCACGCATTCAGCGATCTTCAGTTAACTTTGTTCGTTCGTTTGCCTTACCAAAAATTCTTTCAATGCTTTCAACCATTTCCGCATCCAACGGAACACTTCCTCCCAAATGCAATGAGGCAAGAGTTGAACCAGCATCTTTCAAGGCTTCATCCAATCCAAGATAATAATCAAGTTCTTTCTTCGCTGATGGCTCAAGAACGCTTGAGGCGATTGTCTTAATCAATTCACGCGCCTTTTCAATAGCTGTAATTTGTATTGCCAATGTAGTTTTCATGCTAATTGTAACTGTTTGGTTTCATCCATCAAAAACTGATAAGCAGCATTCAATTTTGCGTGTAATTCTACCTCGCGCCCATGCTCCACATCACATGATAATGTGAGGACCTTCTTAAACCGCAAATTCTTACGGACCAATTGGCGCACCTCGCCGGATGACCTGTCAACCGCATAGCAGTATATGTTGGCCGGATCCACGGTCGTGAGGGGGTGCAGGACGCCCAGGATTGAACTTTCTTTTACTTTGCTGTCATCCGCGCAGACTGGGCCGTGGATGAGTCTGTGGAAGGAATAGATTCCTAGATCGAATTTGATTGTTGCTTTCATTTCTCTTCAGGTTTAACATTATCCAAAAAGAAACAAATGGTTTTGAAGGCACGCATTCTGGCTTCAGATGAGGAACTACCATCATTTGGGAATTCATTTGTATTGTTCCAAAAGTCGTTTTCCCATTCAGTGCGCATGCGAAGATAGCAACCGAGTTGTATCATTTGTACACCCTCTTTCGTGAAATAACCGGAGGATGCGTACTTGTACAGATTTAAAGCAAAAATAGCATTTGCTTGCCCGACCCTTGCCCCATCGCCGACCGTTGCCCCATTGCCGACCGTTATTTTACGATCAGTCAATGAGATGTCAGACAAATTATCATACTCGAATTTTGTCCCCTCAAATTTCTCGTTTCTTAAATAGATGGTTTTCATATTGTTTGTTGGTTAATTTTGATAAACTCTTGGATTGGAGACTGTGACCTTGCCACCACATCTTGGGATGTGAACTGGCTAACCGTTGTCATGGCTTTGGGTGGTTGTTCGTAAACGGTCTTCCAATTCAAGTTCTACGGCATTTTGCTCAAACTCACCCAATTCTGAATAAGGGCGACCATATAGGTAGACTGCGACTGCATCCAATGTAAGCCCTAAATCGTCTTGTGTTTTCATCTTCATAAAGTTTTTTTTTGGTTAATACGGCCAGTTGTGGCCGTTTCGAGGATTAACCTCTCGTCAGTTAACCTTGTGGAATTTACGGCCTTTCGGCCAATCCATGTTTATATGCCGCGAGTCTACTAACGATTTTAGCTTTCCTATCAGAATGAACATATATTTCAATCCGATCAGACCACGATTTTAAATTGCCTTTGTTAACTTGGTTATCACAAATAGTATAACTACTAGGTGATAATTTGCTGATCTCTTTTAAAGTTTTCATATAATTTTGGTTAATTCTTGCACCAATATCTATATAATGTGCATAACACACAAGAACTATTTAATATATCTATAATACTCACCATCAAAACAACTAAAACACCACTAATTACACACTTTAACTAAAAACACGCCACTAACCCATTTTCCTTGCAACGGTTGCCAACTTTACCGACTATCGTACACTCCATTCCAAAATTCACCCCCTTTATTTCGCTCAATTCGCATATCACCCCAAAACCCTCGTTTACCGATATCGCCAAAATTCTCTCCCCATTCCACACCAAATCCACGGACCACCACGCCGCCCAGAAGATGGTAGGCGTAAGCCCCCGAAGGACGGAGAGAAGAGGCCAAGACGGACAACAGGCGAAGAACAAAAAAAAAGACCCCATCAACAAACTCAAAACACAAAACCCCGCATTCTCTTCATTTCCACAACAACACACCACAAAACACATCCATCCAACCAAAAAATACCCAAAAACGTAAATAATCACACAAAAAATACCCAAATATGAAAATATGATACACCCACACTCTCCAAATCATGCCATTTTTGCATGAGAAACCATCATTCTGCCATTTTTGCAGGTTTATTTAACATAATGTTTTGACCTGAAATCTCGGTCATGAGCGACAAATATTATGGGTCAAAATTGACAATTCATTGAATGCGTGTCATATTGCGCCATTTGCACATTCTATCAAAGAATATGCATTCAAATTCCAGGTAGTTTCCTCGCGCTGGGAGTTATCGGCCAGTTTTCAAAAAACAGCGATTGAGAGTCCAAAAATGACCCCACCCCATCAAAATAAAGCGTTCGGGGACGCGATTTTTGACCCGTCCAAATGGGGAGGATACCTCCTAAATGTATCTGTATCGGGTCTGTTTATTGTTTGTTTGAAAATAAATGTACATAAATGTTTTGTTTGTTCGGGGTAGATGATACATTTGTGTCGATGACAGGAGATAATCAAAAGAAAGTGACGGTAGCGGTAAGCCATTCTGATATAGTTGTTGGGACGGTGAATAGTGTAGTATTGCGGGAAATCGGGGCTAGTGCGAGGAAGTTGGGATTGGCTAAGGATGGTAACGTAGGTCATCCGGTAGTTAAGGGAAGCGGAGGGAGGTTGTGGACGATACATGAGGGGGTTGATTTGTTGATGGTTAAGAAGTGATAAAATGGAAATAAAAGGCAAGATTATCAAGGTGTACCCAATTCAGACGGGAAACGGCAAGAAAGGCAACTGGTATAAACAGGAGTTTGTACTGGAGCAACCCGGGCAATATCCAAAGCCGATATGCATGAACCTGTGGGGGGAAGAGGCGATCAACAAGTACGACCTTGTGGAAGGTCTCACCGTGACAGCTCATATCAACCTTGAAAGCCGGGAGTACAATGGAAGGTGGTATACGGACGTCCGGTGCTGGAAGATGGAATGGGACGACCAGCAGCGCCGAGGGTGGCAGCCAGGTGGATCTCCAGGAAGAGTCCAAGGAGAGGCGCTGAAAGGCACAACGCCAACAGAGGAAGAGGACACTTCGCTCAGGACACATTATGAGGGTCAAGGATTAGGCACTGGGCCATTATCTGATGATCTTCCTTTTTAGAATTTTTTGTAATTTAACCTAACCAAATAAACCATGGACATCGACAGACTTAAAGCACTATCGCATGACGACCGAAAACTCGTCCTCCAAAACGAAGCCTCCGCCATTCAGGAGGGCAAGTACGTAAAACCGCTGGGGCCGGAAGAACTCGCCTTCTACAAAGACCAACTCGCAGAGAAATCCATCCTTCAGGCCACCATCCTTGATGAACTGAAAGATGTGAAAGCCGACTTCAAAGCGAGATTGGAGCCCGTATCAGCCGACAACGAGCAAGACTGATAGCCATCGAATTGGACAAATTCAAAGACTTTCCTTGCTCTAAAATCGTTATCTCTTAATCGATGATACACGAGTTTGCCAAGCCTATTCCTTTGATCATAAAGAAGACCAAAAAGGAGGCTTATGCAATCTACGTGGAATCAGGAGGGATGTTCGAAAATGACATTTGGACAGTGGTAATATGCGATACTTCGGAAATACTTCATTGCACTACAGACCAGATTTTGATGTTTAAGAACAAGACATTTGAAATTAAATCATCGAACCATGCGCTTTAAACTAGGTCAAGAAATCACTCCAAAGAAAGAGAAATTCAACATTGCCTTTGGCGAACCCATTTCAGACGACAAAATGCCAAAGTTCGGGAAGGTGTACACAGTTCAATTGTACCCGTTTGGTGACTCACCATTCCACCCGAAACATAAATACCTACTTCTGGCAGAACTGCCGTTCGCGTTGTTTAACGAGGACTCATTTGAGGCACTGGTGACAAGCGATCAACTAGAGTATGACTTGATGGAGGTTTTTATGCTAGGAGAGCGTCTATCAGATGGCTGACGGTGAACTATTCGGCTTCAAAGACATGGTTCCTTGGGCAAAGAAAGGAGTCAAAAAGATCATTACCAGAGAGCGGATGGAAGAAGTTAAAGCACTACTTGAAAAAAAGGACGGTCGCGGAGCCGCCCAGATATTAAGGGATATGAACGAAAAATTGGAGAGGTTTGAAAAACGCATTTCAAATAAATAAAAATACTGCGGATTGTGTTCGTAGTCCGGCTAAAAATCGCCAGGCGTGGTCGGAGCATTCGATTCAAATTTGTGAGTTTAGGTAAAATTGTAAACCTCCTGTTTTGGCGGTCAGGAGGCTTTTTAATTCAACAAAAAATTATGGCAGCAACAAAGACAGTAGCGGTTTTGGCCCTTGAATTGGAGAAATTGGAGAAATACCTTGAAGAGGCTGTGGCCCAGCGCGACCAGGGTGCTGATGTAACCATCAAGGTGGTGGCCTCCGAAGACATCATACTTAAGGAAAACCAACCTCTTTTCTTCGATGGCCTTATCAAAACCCTGAACACGACCATCGACCAGACCAAGAAACAAATCAACGATTTGATGTATCCTAAAATGGAAATGCAAAGTGTCGAAAGGTAAATGGTATCCTGGGTGGTGGCACTACACATAAAGCAGAACCACTTCACTTGGTTAAAGTAGATTGCCCATGCTGCAACGGAACTGGTCGCAGGATTGACGCTGTGACAAATTTGGAGCGCATTTGTGTCGCATGCGGAGGGATTGGAGTCGTTAAACTATTCAGATGACAGTTTGGTTATTATATCACAGCGAAGGTAGAGATAGTGGATTCATCATTTACGGCGTTTTTTCTACTGAAGAAAAGGCGAAAGAGGCCGAAAAAGTAATCGCCTAAAAGGAAGGAATGGGATTCACAGACATTGAATGCGTGCCTTTTGATTATTTAATACCGGGGCGTGTAGACAAGTTTGGCAAGTGGTTATGACAGTCAATTAAAAACTATTTAACTAACAAATAAAACCTATTCAAAATATAAAATGTTAAAAATAGTTTGGAGTGGTATTTAAGATAGTTATATTTGAGGTATGGAACGGCTAATTTGTCCAATTTGTGGTCAGGAAGGATTACAGGAAACGGCTATGAAAACAGTCAATCCAAACCGTATTGTGTGCGAAAATGAGCGGTACATCCACGCAAGAATCGGAATGGTCGATATTTTGATCAAGACCGAAGCGGCTAAAAATGATGAAGAAGAGGCGCAGTTGGTGCCTCAATAAAGATAACTTATGTTGAGAAAGGCCCATGAAAAGCAATTTTTAGTGGAGACATTCGGAACGTTACGAAGACTATTTGCTGACAATTGAATTCCTTGATTGATCACTAGGATAGTGGGCCGCAGATATTTAAAGTAAATCCAAAGAAGGGACTCGTTTGCAGGATGGTTTTGGCTTGGTGTTTCGTCCGTTGGGCACCAGGCGTTAAGGGCCAACGGACTCCGAGAGTCCCGCACCAATGATCCCCAGCGCGATGCTGGTATGAAAGGGGGCTGGCGAGCGATGTTGAGCTGGCCCCCTATTCGCGGAATACGAACAGACTAACCAAGTCCAATGAGTTTTATTCAGAAGTCAAAGAAGGAGAAGCGCTGGATTTGTCAGCACTGCAAGCGCATTAATGGCGAAGATGACCAAACCTGTACGTTCTGCCAGGAACCGAAACTCGAAAAAGAAGAACCTAAAAATGCCCGTGGAAAGGCTTACGACGAAATCCACCTTTGGCCTATATTCTCACTGTTCATCCGCCTTAGGGATTCCAACAAACAAGGCATAGGGAATTGTTTCACCTGTGGCAAACCAAAACACTACACCAAGGCCGACTGTGGGCATGGCGCTGGGCGCCAGCACAAAGCAACCAAGTACAACGAACAAAATAATCATCTTCAGTGCAAAACTTGCAACGGCTTCGAAGGAGGACGAAGAGAGGCGTACAAGATAGCCATGGATAGAAAGTATGGGTTTGGCACATGGGACAAAATGGAAGTGGCATCGCGCGGGATATCCAAACTAGGAAAAACGGAGGTTGATTACTTGGTCGCTCACTACACCAAAGAGGTTGAAAGGCTTAAATTTGAAAAAGGCATCCAATGAACGCCGTAATAACTACTCACAAATTATATTTTCAAGCGTGTCCATGGCCACGTAATCCTGCTATTCAACTATTTAAGATTGGAACATGCGAAGGTCAATGGGTTTATAACGACCTGTCATATTGCATTATTTCAGTTATGAATGACGTACCTGGTAATGGTCATCTCGATGATGTATTTCAGTGGTTTGAGTTTTCTTGTAAGCGCGACAAAAAAGCACTGGTTATAATGGAATTCTTTAACGCTAAGTTCAAACAACATTGCATTTACAAAAGAGGATTCCAGAAATTCGGAAAAGACAACCTGATTAAATTTTTTTAGGATGAGTGACTTTAAGGCCTACTCCAACCACGTCATTTTCAAAACAGATGTCATTTTCAATGACAAGGCAACCTTCAAAGGAGTGAATGGCCAAGATATTGTTATTCAACCTGGATTCGATCCAGCAAGGCACGTCAGATGTTACGGAGAGGTCGTCAGCATCCCTTTGCATTTGAGCAAGCATCCCGTCTCACAGGAACTCCGGGGCTCACCGCCATACAGTGAATCGTCTCCGTTTGAATACAGACATATTTGCGACATCGAACAAGAAGTGAAGGTTTCAGACCGTGTGTATTATCACTTCAATACCATCACGATGAAAAATTGTGTGAAGATTGAAGGAACACATACGAACCGAGTGTGGTATTACAAGGTTTCTTACGACCAGATTATCTGCGCCGTGAGAGATGGTCAGATTATCCCGATAGCGTCTTACGTACTTTGTGATCCAGACATGGAAAGCTGGGAGGACATTTTTGTTCCGACAAAATCAGGGCTGAAAGACAAACACGGAAAGGATATCCTCAAACCCAAAGATCAGTGGATCCAAAAGAAGGTTAAACCGGAACACAAGTTTCTAACAGCTTTCGTCCGACATGTGGGCAAGCCTTTGAAAGGCGACAATCTTGAGTTTGAAGTTGGCCAGAAGATTTGGTACCGCAGAAATGCCGACTGGATGAACAAGATCGAGGGACGGGATTATTTCGTCATTCGGCAGCGACACATCACTGGAAAGGAAGTAGATGGAAAGTTTGTACCTATACGCGGGCACATGCTCATCGTTCCTGAGCCAGAACCCGAGCAAACAGAATCAGGAATCTACCTGAAAAAGAAATTGACACGGAAAGGAATTGTGTATCACGGTGGCGACAGCGACTATCCAGAAGGAATGCAAGTGCTATTTGGAGAGAACGACCGTCAGGAAATTGTTTTGAATAAAGAGAAATACTTGCTGATCAGAAAAAGAGACGTTTTTGCTACACACGAACGGACTGTGAAACCTTAAAAAAAATGCGTAACTTTGCACCTTCATATAGTTTGTGTTCCGTGATCACACTTGGGGTGCTGTTTTGGTTAGCGGCACCCCACTCTTTTGCCCAGACCAGACAACAGGTCTACGATTCTATTAATGCGGCGCGACAACGGGCCGGGCTCCAATCGGTGCCAGTTGACAAAAAACTTGAAAGGTCAGCTCAAACTTGGGCGGTATTCATGCCTTACGATTTGAAGCACAACACAAAATTTCTTGTACGATTCAATAGAACCGGGGCGGAGTGCATTGCCATCGGTGCAGACCCAGTTAAATCATGGATGAAAAGCAAGCCTCACCGGCAATGTTTGATGGGCAAGAGCGTGAAGGCCATGGGTGTAGGATTCTGGCGAGGCAAATGGATTTTAAGGACCTTCACAAATTGACTATGACATTAATAGAACATGTGCCATCTTTTGTAAGCGGCTATGACCCAAAAGAATTTGAATTCAACTCATTGGATGAATTGTTTAAATTGAATACGTTAAAAAAATTCATGGATGATCTTTGGTTCCATAAATTTTCTGTACAAAAAGAATGTACCTCATTCGATGAAATTGAGTTTCATTATTTTCCAAAATTCAGATACACATTAATGGCTGAATACAACAATGGCTATAAATGGTGGGTTGTGGGATACATCGTAACAGAAGGCGAATCAGAAGTGTTGGATAAACTTCCAAAGTGGGTGGCAAAAAAAGAACCTCAACATATAGAAACTTAAATTATGGAAACCGAACTAACCAAAACATCATTCATCGACACTGAAATTCAGAAGTTCGAAAACAAGATCACCAAAGAAAGTCTTATCGCACTGGTTGATTCCGTCAAAGACTTGGCCAGCAATGTCATTTTGCAGGATGAAAAAAGCCGACTCAAAGAAGTGGAGGCGGCCCGTAAATTGCTAAAGGGGAAACGTGTTGAAATCCAGAAGGAATCAAAGAACCTCCGAGAATCGGCAGTACGCTTTCAGAAGGCGGTGATCAGCAAAGAAAACGAACTGATCGAATATCTGTATCCCACCGAAGTACTCCTTCAGCAACGCGAGGATGATTACTACGCGGAGAAGGAACGCCTGCGGCTGGAAGAAGAAAAGAAAGAATCTGACCGCATTCAGGCAATGATCGAACAACTCAATGAGGTTGATTATGCTGTTGACTTCCACGAATTGAAGGCTTTGACAGATGAGCAATTTCAAGATATCCTGACTGAGGCCAAAGAGAAGTACGCAGAAAAGCAACGACTGGAAGTCACCGAACGTCAAAAACAGAAAGATGAAGAGCGGCGCCAGGCAGAACTCAAACAGCAGGAAGAAGAAAGGCTTTTGAACCTCCGCAAAGAGCAGGAAGAACGCGAACGTCTTTTCAAAATTGAACAGGACAAGATTAAGGCCGATAATGACCGGATACGGAAAGAACAAGAGGCCAAGGAACTTGAATTGAAAAAGCGACAAGATGAAATCGACCGTCAGGAACGCGAGCGTGTTGCCGCCGTGAAAGCCGAACAGGAAAAGAAAGAGGCAGAAGAAAGAGCCCGCATTGAAACCGAAGAAAGAATTAAACGCGAGATCAAAGAGAAAGCCGAACGCGAACAGCAGGAGAAGGAAGAGGCCGCCGAGAAGTTGAAGTTCGGCGAAGACTCCGATCGGTTCGCTTTTCTGGCCCAGCAAATCGAAGTCCAATTGTTGCAGTCATCCGTCTGGAGTCACATGAAGTCCAAGAAAGGCAAACATGCGGCCTACGAAGTACATTCCCACCTGAAGGAGGCTTTTGAGACTTGCAATAAATACAAAAGCAATAGGAAGGCGGTTCCAGTCAGTGGGATTAAGGTTGACGACTGATGGCACAGAATAGCAAAATTGAGTGGACCGATCACACGGCAAATCTGTGGTGGGGATGCACTGAGGTTCATGCCGGCTGTGACAACTGTTATGCCAGGGTATTATCGCACCGTTGGGGACACGATGAATGGGGAAACGACAAACCACGCCGAGCAATCATGTCCGTCTGGAAGGATTTGGATAGGTTCCAGCGCGAAGCAAAAAAAGCAGATAGATTTGATCGAGTTTTTGTGGGATCAATGATGGACATTTTTGAAAAGCCAATGCCTATTTCAAATCCATTCCGTCACTATGAAAACACGGATGATTTACGGCAGGAATTTTTCACCCGCATCAGTGCTGAAATTTATCCTAATCTATTGTTTTTGCTCCTGACCAAACGGCCAAGCAACATTCCAAAGTACGTACCCGCTGGTTGGTTGGATAACCCAGAACCGAACGTGATGTACGGTACATCTCCAGTGGATCAGAAAACAGCACAAACATTGATTCCGCAATTATTACAAGTGAAAGGCAAAAAGTTCCTTAGCATAGAGCCGCAACTTGGTCCCATTGATTTTGAAGATCCAGTGTTGCGTCCAGGTGTCTGGTACGGTGGCATAAATTGGGTTATCCAAGGCGGTGAAAGCGGTCATAATCGGCGTCCGTTCGACATGGAATGGGCTGACAGTGTGCAAAAGCAGTGCAAGGCGGCTGGCGTACCTTATTTTTTCAAGCAAATTGATAAAATTGAGCCGGTTCCACAGTATTTGATTGATTCAAGGCAGGTTCCAGCATGACCGTCATCGAGCGCCAAATAGCCGTAGCCTTACAAGCCTGTTCTTTCCTTCCAGGAACGTTCGACAAACGCTTCGTACAAAACCTGCCCAATTGGTATGATCGTGAAATGACGGTCAAAGGACGGGCCATGCTGGTCAAATTACTGGTTAAGTACCGGAGGCAGATACCGAACTATGTCGATTTGCATGCAAAGGCTAAAAAAATTTGCCTAGTTACGTGATTAAAATCATGAAATCTTTGTGAAAGTGTCATTGATTGTTAAATTTGTTGCGCCGAAAGGATCGGCAATCGCTGTGTGCAGAAGCGGTGAAAAAGAACTTTAAACGCCTTTGATAGGGGGATGGCTGCACACCTGAACCCGATCAAAGGCTTTATTTTTTATGGCCATTGATGATGATTTAAACAAGTTTGGTGGTCTCATTAATTATGATGATGCGGCCATAATAACATGGTTCCGATTAAATAAAATTTTATATTCTTATGATAACTTAGTGACGGCACTTCCTCTACTTGATTTAAAAAAAGATTCTATATACAGGAAATTAAAAAAGATTTCTTCATTAAAATTGATTAAGAGAAAGGTAATTACCGACAAAGAAGCATTTGATTTGCTCAATCAAAATTACTTAGTAGGATGTCAGTTTTGCGGATTATCAAATATTTTGATGCATGATCATCATTATCCCATTCGTAAGAAAAATAATGGCACTCAAGTTATAAAAATATGTCCAAATTGCCATTCAAAATTTCATCAATTAACTGATCATGGTGTCTTTATTTTCAACGAAGAATGTATAGTGAAGGGAGGTGCCTATCGCTAAAGATCCGGCCCTTCTTTGGTATTTTGGAGATTGGTATTCTGGCACCAGTCTTATGACCCGATTCATAAAGGGGTGCTACATGGACTTGCTTCACGCTCAGTTTAATAATGGTCACCTTTCATTAGAAGAAATAAAAACTTGTCTTGGATCGGATTTTGGCTCAAGCTGGCCTACCCTCCAAAAGAAGTTTCAAAAAGACGAACAAGGTCTTTTTTTTAATGAAAGATTGGACTTTGAAAAAACTAAGCGTATTGATTATTGTTCTTCAAGAAAGAATAATAGGAGTCAACAGGAACATATGTCACCACATATGGAAAATGAAAATGAAAGTATCTACTCTGAATTAAAAATTAAAAAAGAGTCGTTCAAAAAAGAAGTTTACCATGCTGGAGAATTGATATACACAAAGAAAATGTTGGATAACTTCGTAGCGAAATGGACTGAAACATCCCGTTCCAAAGTACCAAAAATGAAGTTCGAAAAGGAAAAAACATTTGAAATATCACTTCGCCTTGCTACTTGGGCTCGAAATAATTTCGACAAAATTGCCTGTTACTTGACCGACATCGAAAAGACCGTGAAACAGAAGCAACAAGCCCTGACCGCAGCAATGGAACCATTTAGGGGCAAATACACAAGCGATGTGATGAACTCTTTCTACCGTCATTGGTCGATGCCAGAAAACAAACCAGAACCACAACGCATCCGGTGGGAGTTGGAAGAATTCTGGGATTTAGCAAAAAGGTTGGCCTCATGGGAATCAAGTCCATTGAACAAAGGAAAAAAAGATGAAAAAATGTTTTACCAGATACCGAAATGAAATACGAAGATTTAAAATGCGAATTCTGTAATGGTCACGGAGAAAAGGAAATAAACGTTGACGGAATGGATTGTCCATCAACTTGCTCATTTTGTGATGGAACAGGGATAGATCAAGACCAATTAAAAAAATGTTTTATAGAAATTCACTCCACACAAGAACCGTGCGCAATGTGCGGATGTTCAATTGATAGCCATAGTGACCAAATGGTTTGTCCGTCATTTTTTGCAGGAGAATTTCAAGGATGGTTAGAAACAAAGTTTATGGTTAGATAATGGAGCAACGATCAACGCCAGTTCGATTAGGTCAGGGGATTCCAAATAGGCCACTAGCAAGAGACATTTCCGAAAGTATTGGAAAAATGCCACCGCAGGATGTTCCGACTGAACAGGCCATACTTGGCGGTTTGATGCTTGAGTCAAACGCGATGACAGTAGTGGGAGGGATACTCCGGCCAGATCACTTTTATGTTGATGCTCATAAAGAGATTTTTGAGGCAATTTTTGAATTATTCACCGAAGGGGAGGCGATTGACATGCGCACCGTGATAGCCCGGCTCCGAAAAAAAGGAAAGATTGAGTTGATTGGAGGTGCCTACTATATCGCTGAATTGACTTCAAAGGTAAGTTCATCGGCAAATATCGAATGGCATGCGAGGATTATCATCCAGCATGCTATGAAGCGGGAATTAATCATGATAGCCTCTGAACTGCACGCCAGGGCTTATGACGATACCACAGACGCCTTTGAATTGAAAGATTATGCGTACGAGCGGATTGAAAGCATCACAGAAAGCCTATCGGACACCAAAAACAAGAAATCAGCGAAAGAAATAGCCTACGAGGCCTATGTAGGACTTCAAAACCGCATGGCCGGGCAGACTTCTGGCACATCAACAGGTCACGAAACACTGGATCGTATTATTTTTGGATGGCATGCAGGACATTTGGTAGTTTTAGGCGGACGCCCTGGCATGGCAAAGACTACATTGGCCTTTCAATCGCTTTATTTTGCCTCTAAGGAACTCGGAATACCGACTGGGGCTTTCTCCCTTGAAATGCCGTCCGTGGCTGTCATCGAACGCCTAGCGTGCGCAGAGGCCGAAATTGACTCTGACAAGGTTAGGCAAGGCAAGGATGCACTTACCCAGTACGAATTCGAGCGGATGGCTGATGGTTATGGCAAGGTAGGACAGTGCGAAATGTATATCGATGATTCAGCAGCTTTACACATCACCGATATACGGGCTAGGGCTAAAAGAATGGTTCAAAAGCATAAAATCAGGATATTGCTGATTGACTATGCCCAGCTCGTTCGCGGGACTGTCCACGGTCAATCAATATCCCGAGACCAGGAAATAGGAAACGTGTCGCGTGGATGTAAGGCAATTGCTAAGGAAAACGGCATTTGTGTTATCCTGATTTCTTCTTTGAACAGGGGGTTGGAGACACGCGGAGGTGACAAACGGCCACAGCTTTCCGACTTGCGAGAATCGGGCAGTTTGGAGAGCGATGCCGATTTGGTTCTGTTCCTATACCGTCCAGAGTATTACAAAATCACCGAAGATGTGGATGGAAATTCTACCAGTGGACTTGCGGAAGTTATTGTGGCAAAGCACAGAGCAGGAGCCTTGGAAACAGCAAAACTGAAGTTCATAGGGAAGATTACAAAATTTGTTCCTTGGGCTGCGGAGCATACTTGGAACACACAAAGGCAGATTAATGGAGTGACTCGTATGAAAGACCCGACTGAACAGTTAAAGGATCAAGACCAATTTGAACAGCCATTTTGATGAACGAAGATAAACCCAAGAAAAAGCGGTGGAAGTTCGGCAAAGAAATGCCTTTATTCTCTGGAAAGAGTTACGGAGAGTTGAACGACATTTATCCTATCAACAGCCGAATAAATGACGAGGTATGGAGACTGGTAGGGCTCATGTACCCAGCTTGGGTAATAACCAAAAGTCAGTTTAAAGATCAACTACCTGGAAAACTTAAATACACTCGATTTCAAGAACTTTGCTGGATGCAGCGCTGTGAGGAAGCAAAAGAAGGATTTGCTTTCCCTGCCTATCCCGCCATCAAAGGAATGAATGTGAGTGGCGCGATATTCGCAGCGCGAAAGGCTGAATTGACAAAATTAGGGTTGGTAGAAAATATTCCATTGAGTGCAAATAGAGCGAGATTGTACCGGGTGACAGGACTTGGTAAAATGATGATTAAGGCATTCGTTGAAAACCTCCACGCTGCGAATAATAATCTTGAAATGTGGCTTTCAATGATTGGCGAAGAGAACTACAAAAAGATCACATACTATCTTGTCATGCAGTATCCGGAATGGAGGGGAAGAGGTTTTGACCCCAATGCACCATTTCATGGTGATCCGCCAAAGATTCCGAAGAGGAAGTATGTCAAAAGCAACCATCCACGATGGAGGAAAAATGAGATTAGTTAAAACTGGTGTCACAAGGTGGGTAATAATCACCAAAAAATACGCCATAAAATTTCCATCATTTTATTCATATCGTCACTTTCTGCAAGGAATTCTTGCTAACGATCAAGAGCAGCATTGGAGCAGAATGTTTAAGTGGACAAAAAAACTATGCCCTGTTTTGTGGTGTTCGTTGGGATGCCTTATAATTGTGATGCCAAGAGTTAAAGTATTGACCGATCAAGAATGCCGAGACGGCAAACTCGCACATATTAACATTGATGATTTTTTAATAATTGAACCAGATTTTCCAGAAAGCAAATTTCCTTGTGAAAAAAAATCAGACTCTTTCGGATGGTTGGATGGAAGATTGGTGATTATCGACTACGGGAGTTGAAATTTCAAGTTCATAAGGAGCAGGAAGTGTCGCCAAAATTCGCTCCGCCTTTTCCGGAGTAATTTGCTCGGTGAATTCTGCCTCTTGCACGTCTTTGTTATCTCCGTAGAATTCTGCTCGCAGGCTGACAAGTCTAACCCGGCGTTCATCGCAGGCTTTCATCAAAGTACTTTTCTTTAAAGTGGATTCAATGATGGCTTTCTCTTCGTCAGCCGATGGATTCTTTTTAGCTTTATTCTTGAGAACTGGCGCGAAACGCATAGACTGAAATTCAAATAACTCCTGCTCAGTTATCTGAATATCCGTAAACACATCATGCTTTTGCATTTTCAGAAATTCCATGATGGCATCATGCACTTTGTAATCACGAATGGTCATCACTTTTTCGAGATCATTATCCCATTTTCCGCCAACCTTCACATATCCTGCATCTTTAGCTGCCTCATTCTTGCGGGCTTGTAGGTCGTTCTCAAATTCGCGGATTAATTCACTGTCCTTTGAATAAAGAAAAAGAATGTAGTTGACGAGTTTATCGCAGTCAGGGCGTGACTTTAACTTCTGGAAGGTCTTGTGGCGGAAAAGGTCAGCCGGTTTGAATCGGATGGAGGAATAGCGCGTCATTCAGTATCCTCCAATTCAATAAGTTTTAAAATAATTTCATCAATATCTGGCAAAACAAATTCCTTTGGACACAAACTACTTTGAGGACAAACATGATTCACTTGGTCCATTAAGGTGATAATTTCAACGCTACACTGTTCACAGATCATTTTTTGTCATCGTAAAGTTCCACAGACGAGTGCCGTATCACCTTGAATTTTTCTCCCTTATCTTCAAACTCGATACCTACTGATTCTCCGATCAATACCAACATGCCGGGTTCAAGTTTTATTTCTGGATCTTGGAAGACAGTGACTTTATCGCCGACAATCTTTATCCGGTTGGCAACGTGCGGGCCGATAGCGACAACTTCCCACCATATGACCTTTTGGGCCTCCAAAGGGATAAAAAGGCCAGATTTCAGGACGGTTTCAGGCGGAATTGGTTTGAGGATAATTCTATCCTCAGGCGCTTTAATCATTTTGATGGGGGGTTAAAATGGTTATTGTCCTTCTACGGATGGCTCGGCGGGTGCATCAACAGGCGCCGGAGTCTCGATAGTTGCTGGTTCTTCAGCCGGAGTTTCCTCCTTAACTAGATCACTTACTTCAGGAATCACGCTGGCCGAAGTTGGTGCGGCTGGCAATTCCCCAAGAACGGCATTTTCGAGTTTCTCAACCCTTAAAGCAAGTTCCTTTACCAATTTCAATGCAAGCGGAGCGGCTTTTAGCGCTTCGGCATTATCGACATCTGATTGTTGCAATTTGTTTGGGGTTAAAATGGTTATTTGTAAATGTTGTCCAAATTTGCAATTTTTACTAAACAATTACAACTATGCCAGATACCAAGCCACCATTCGCCAAGATAAACTTGTTATCACGTAAGGCGAAAGACGAAAGAGGCATGGCCTCAATAGCGCAGGGAGGTAGTTACAAAATCAAAAGCAAAGGGAAAATTGCGGATCCAACCAATCCGGGTCAAAATCTGTCACGCGGCAGCACAGTGAATGTGGGCATGAAGTCGCAGACTATTGAAAAACCAGGCCCATCGACACCGACAACTTACGAAGATCGCCCTATCAGTGTACCTCAAAAAACATTTGTGCCAGGTTCCTTTCACGGCAACAAACCAGTGGATGAAAAAACCTCCATGGCAAGCGGCGCACTACGGCACGAAAAGCCTGAAAAAACTCAAATGCGCATGAATGCGCAGAAAGAAGGTCAAACTTCCTATAACTATAAAGGCAAAGAAGAGTATTCAGGAAGGCATGAAACCACGTACAAACAAGCAAAAATTAAGATACCAATCCCCGGAAAGCCAACTGTTACAAAAGAAACAATCACTCGGCCAGTGACTTCCGTCCAAAAGCCCGTTAAACCCGCGTCTCAATCTATCCCCCGCCAGCAGTCGTTTGAAAATACCCCTTGGACTTCCACAAAAAAGCAGACAAAAGCGTTCACCAGTCACCCCAACTCGGGAGGACGCACAAAAATCAAATGGAGTGGTTCGAAGGTTAAGATTAACTAACTTTACAACATGGAACTGGATTTGATTGCTCAAATGTGGGAACCACCAAGTCTCGCCAATGGCGGTGGTGGAGGTGGCGGAAGCGGTTCTGACATTGCGTTGGAGTCAGGGACTGGTCACATCCAACTTGAAACCGGAACTGGAAACATTGAATTGGAAACTGGGCCTTAACAAAACCATAAAATAACATGGGGTCAAAAGATAAATTTTTCTCACTCACAGCGGCAGACAAAGGAACCGATGATGTAGGTATCGCACAAGCCACTGGCACTGTATCAGCCGTCTCGGATGCGAAATCAATAAGTGGCAAATGGAGTGGCTATACAGCCATTACGGTTAATTCAGTCACAGGATTGACAAAAGGGATGCCTATTAACCTTACCAATCTTGATGCGTGGCTGAATGGGTTACATCACATCAAAGATATTGTCGTTGCTTCAAACCAAATCATCCTTGAAATAGCCTATCAGGCCCCAACAGATGTAACAGGCAACTGGGATATAACAGGCGGTTTGGGAGCCTGGGATGGATTCATGGCTATGGGGGCAGACCTGACGGCAGCAAATGTAGCCCTGACTTATTGGGACCCAAACAGACAAGGGGGCAATGAAACCCTTGAAAACTTCCTTCAAGGTAAACTTTATGTGTTTCCAGGAATTATCAAATCCATTGCAATCACCACGGCTGGCAATGTTAGATTGTTCAGAGCAGCTACACTAAGACCTTTCGGAAAGAATGCCGTTGCATAATGGCAAAGCTCGCAAAACAGATTTACGACATAATATCCCTTGCCACTGACAAAGGAGTCACAACTTACTATTCCGATGACCAAGTGATGCAAGCGATAGACTTCGCGCAAATGAGTTTCTTTCGCGAACTTGTCAGTGAATTTGCTAAAACAAAAAAAGTCAGGAACGAACTTTTCCCTTTCATGAAGAGGGCGAATATTGCAATCACCAACAACCTTGGCCCACTTCCTTCCGACTATTTACATGAAATGGATCTTTGGGCGTTGGTAGGTGGAGTCAACTACGAGATACGGATATTTGAGGCTGGAGTATTCAGGCGTAGACTTCGAGATCCGATTGACGTTCACAGCACCACAAATTTGATCGCTAACATATTCAATGACGGCACCGCTCAACAACTAGAATTGTCCGATCAGGTTACACCAGTGGTCTTCAATTATTTCATAAGACCAGTCAAACCTATTTATGTTACAACGCTGACTTATACTTTTACTGTTACCTCTGCAAATGCAACTGTGGGGGCTACCTACACAAACAACGGTCAGACATTTACAGTTGTAAACACAATAGCGGGTGCGACTACTTTAATTTGCACAAGTCCAGGAACTGGCCCAACTGCCAGCGGTACTTTAACGAAATCGTCTGGAACTGGAGACGCTACAATAACTTTTTCAGCCGTGACATCGACTACTCAATATGTTTACAATGATGCGTTAAGTACTGATGTTGGATGGCCTCCACAATGCTTGGACCGGTTAGCGAAAGATGCATGCGCAATTCTTGGTTTGACATTTAGGGATATGCAAGTACAAAGATTTGGACAACCCCAGATACCCATTGAAGCCAGCACAGTATGAGCATCACACTTCGAAAATTGGCTAGAGAAATAATCGAACTCGAAAGCGGGGGAGCTCAAAGCGTCGATTCCAATCTGTCTGAACTGTATGTTATTCAATACATCCGTCAGGCTTCCAATACAGTGCTTGCGCCACGTATTTATGAGAAACTAGCCTCCGATGATAGAAGTCTATTGCAGTTGATGGTGGTCACGTATACGGTGACAGTTCAAACACAGAAATACGGACAAAAAGCCCAAAAATATATCACACTCCCTGAATTCTACATGAGCCTTCCTTTCAACAAAGGACTGGCGGCGGTTGCGCCTGTGGACGACCCTACGAATCACGGTATCCCTAGATTAAGTCCGGCAGTCAGCAAAGATCTTCCATGTGCCGATCTTGATCCAGGCCAATTTAGCTACTGGAACAAAGGACTTAATGTTTACTTCGACAATGATGGGCCAATTTTAGGAAAAGTTCTTGTAGACTTAGTTGTAGCAAGTCCTGATTCAGTTGGACCAGATGACGTTTTGCCAATTTTCCCGGAACATCAAACCGAGATAATAAAAGAAGTGCGAATGATGCTGAAGACGATGGCGCCTCAAGATCGCATACTGGATGGTCAACCGATACCATCACAACCAGTTAAAGTATGAGCCAGACAAAACAAGGCGGCAAGCAGAAAGGTTTTGTGACACTGGATGAGTGTATCAAAAATGCTTTGATGGATACTGGTGAGACGATGCATAGATATGAGTCCTATCGCAAATGGGCTTTAGACACTTATAAAAGTTTCCAATTTGATCTCGATGCAATAATCAAGACTGTTGTATTAACCCTCACACCTTGGAAAGCCGTAATACTTCCGGATGATTTTGTCGATTATGTAATGATCGGCGTAGAATTCAACAAACAAATTCGACTTTTCACAAACGATCGAAGGATTTCTTTGAATCTCCCGAATAACGTTCCTCCAAATGGTTCACCAGCCCCAGAAGTAGGTTCCAATTCTCTGCCCGATCCAACGGATATAACACGGTTTTTATTTTACAATCTGGATAGCAGATTCATGGATACGGGTAAATTATTCGGACTTGCTGTAAAAAGTAACGGCGTTGGAGAATTTAAGATAAATCGTGAACGTGGAGAAATCCAATTCAACATAAGCCTAAATTCATCGACTCCAATTTATATGGAATACATTTCCACTGGCATTAATCCAACCGAACAAATTTGCGTGAATGTTTATGCCGGCAAACTGATTGAACTTGGCATCCATAGATGGAGACACTATTTTTCGAGAAGTTCAAACATGGCCGAAAAACAACTTTCAGAAAAGAACTACTGGCAGGAATTTTACGCGGTTCAAGGAAGATTATTCCCTCTTCGCGCAGAAGACGTTATGGAAGTTCTGAGAGACACCTATCATTTAGCACCAGTCCTTTAAGCTATGAACCAATCATGGCATCAACGATTCCAAAAAATGAACTTGGATGCAGACTGTCGAGCCATGCAGCCAGGAGACTACCGTAAACTCACCAACGGTTCTCCAATTCAACCTTATTCTACCTCTTACGCGAATGCGGCTGAATCAATTGTTTGTAGTCTCATTGGAAATCAGTTAGTCGCAAATTCACTTCCGTCAGGCACGAATCAAATCATCGGATGTGTTCAGGATAAAAAGTCTAATCGTCTTTTTTTCGCTGGATGGAATAATACAGCAGCAAACAATTCAATCTACCAATATTCAGGTGCAACAGGCGCTATCACATTGGTCATGCGGACGGCATTATTCGCATGGGCACAGACTGATTTTGTGGACATGGACATCGTCGGGGATATTCTGATATTTACTAACAATGGGATCGATATTCAGAAAATAAACGTATTGAAGGCAATTGCAGGGGGAACATATACTCCGCTTGCCGTTGAATTGACGTTTATAAAACCACCTCCGCTTGCTCCTTTAACATGGGCACTTGGATACGATACTTCAACTTCAATAAACTTTATTTCAGGAAGTTATTTTCAGTTTTTCTACCGGTATGTCTATGAAGACTACGACTATAGCGTATTTAACTCGGCAAGTTTAGTTTGCAATGGATGGTTACATCCAACTGGGATTGATGTAGATTATGCATCACATGTGAATCAAGCTGTAACAGGCAATTATGCTGTGGACGGAGAAGTCACGCCAACAGTTGGAGACAGGATTCTTTTAACAAATCAGACAAATATTGGTGAAAATGGAATTTGGGTTAAAGCAACAGGAGCATGGACCAAGGCTACAGATTCACCAGATATTAGTTCAACGCCAACAACAGTGTATGTAAAAGGAGGGGTTAAAAATTTTTCGCAAGTATGGTTCTTAAACGTTCCCATCGGAGGGACTGTAGTTAGAACTAATCTCACTGGTCCGAATTACATGACGATCACAAGACCTGTCACTCCGCCAGCCACAGTAATTCAAATTGAGTATGCCGTTAGAGTTAATGGTTCAAATGAATTTTTCGTTTATAAAATAGAGAAAACAGGCGCATTCACATCGTCACATACTTTCTACAATACCAGTTATCTATTCACTGTTCCAGATGCCGACACATTTGTTTGGAACGACAACATCCCACTGAAAACAAAATCTCTAAAAATATTTAAGAACAGGACATTTCTTTTCAACAACACGGAAGGTTACACCCACAACACAACGACACAAGTAACACTTTCATTGACCAATGTCACTCCTAATTTTGTCAATGGAGAAAGCGTAACAAAAGTTATTCGAGTAGCAAAAGGCGGAGGAAGGTACAATGTAGGTGTTATGTTTTTTGATTTTGCCGGAAGACATTCAGGGGTGAAATGTGATAACACGATTACAATTCCAGAATCAAATAATAAGTATAAAATACATGTCGATTTAACAGCGATAGCGGCTGACATTCCAACGTGGGCGGTTAGAAGGAGCATTGTGTGTACAAAGGAGTTAACAAGTAGCTTTTTTCTGTCTCAATTCACACAAGACATTTATTTTTATAAACAAGATGGCTCTGGAGTTTACACATACAACAAAGATTTATCAGCTATTGCAGCCGAAGGAACCGCTATCGACATATCAGCACTCACAAAGGAGAAAAGAGGATACACGTTTAATGCCGGTGACAGAATAAAAATTTATGATTACTTAAATTTAGATAACACCTATCATGTCATTGACGTGGAAATTTTAGCCCAAGATGGCAGATTTGTGTTTACCAGAGTTCTATCAGAATTAAATCCATTAAGCACCACACTATCTACAAATTTCAGATTTCAGATATATACCCCAATAAAGGCAACTCAAGCGCCATTTTTTGAAACCGGAATTACAAATATCAATGGGACAACCTTTGATTTGGATGGTGACATTGAAATAGGCATTCACGAAATATATAGTTGCCCTCCTACTGGCGGTGGATCGTACAGCGCAACAGACCCATTTGCAGCATCTAATGCCTACATTGTTCAACCAAACTCATCATTTCTACAACCACTCGAAGATATGTCCGTTTGGGAGAAAGTATTTCCGCAGTGGATAACCGATGCTGGGCGATCATTGGTCAAAAGCGATTCACGACAAATCAACAAGTACACATATCTTAGATTTGGGCAACAGTTCATCCTGAATGCCAATTTCCTTGGTCTTAATACTTTCTATGCCTTAGATGAACAAGCACTTCCTATTGAAAATGGCGCCGGAACCAGACTAGCGGAAGCAGGCGAAGTCCTTGTCGCGGTTCAAGAAGTAGAGACAGAAGCGGTTTATGTAGGACAGGGATTTGTGCAGACATCAAACGCGAATTTGTTTTTGACAAAGACAGATAATGTAATTGGAGATGCGAGAAAGTATTTAGGAGGGCACGGATCACTCCATCCAGCCAGTGTAGTAGCAAGAGAAGGGAAGGTATATTACCTGGATATTAGAAAAGGAGTTGTTGTTCGCCGAGCCCAGGATGGTCTTTATGTAATTTCAGACTATGGCGTTAAGGGACTTATAAGCACTCTTTGTAACACCCATGCCACCCTTGCAACAAGCCGAATAATAGCAGGCTGGGATCCTCAATACGACTGTTACTGCATTAGTTTCATTGACACTTCTGGACCTTCAGGCATTACGCTATACTTCCATGAGAAATCTAATTCATGGATATTTCAAAGTAGCATGTTGCCTGAATTTTTTGGAGTTTTAAACCAAAATCAATTTGCTTTCCTTAACGGGGGATGCTGGATTCAAAGCATTGAAGGAAATTACAACAAGTTCTTTGGAGTGCAGTATAATCGTCAACTAGATATGGAGTTTTCGCCACTTCGCACACTCATTCACATCTGGGATGGCGTTGAAGTAGATGTGGAAAATATTTACGTGACAAGCGGTTCAAATGAAGTGATTATCCAGTTGTACCACAAGAATGGTGATACCCTGCAAACTCAAATAAATTACTCGGACTTTATACTAAGAGAAAGTGACCGAGTATGGAGATCGGCTTTCTTCCGATGGATGCAGGATCAGAATTTCACTGGTCCAAATGCCTTAATTCAATCAAAATATAACTCCGCCAGAAGAGTGAGAGGACAGAGCGCCTTTATGACTGTAGTTTACAACGGAACTGATCGTAATCCGATGAAGTCGATTACTGTTTATTACACGCCTTCAATGCAATCCAACCCATGAAAAGCGTAGCATTAAAAAAAGAAGAGGCCGAATTGATCAGAAGAGAAAAGATTTTCGACGTCGAAGACAAAATCAAAGAAATTGAAGGATCATTTCAAGGTGATAACGTGATATGTCCATTAAAGCATACTTTCGCCGATGGTATTTATGTTAGAGAAATTCGCATTCCAGCCGGGATGTTGATTACAGGGAAAATACACAAACATTCGCATCCAAATTTTTTGATGTCTGGCACAGTAGATGTGTACACCGAGTCAGGCGGCCACGAACGATTAACTGGCCCACTGTCGATGATTTCACCACCAGGTACAAAAAGAGCCCTTTATTCCGTAACTGACTTGTGTTGGATCACCGTTCACTACAATCCTGATAACACCCAAGATTTGGACAAATTGGAGGATATTGTGATAGCCAAAGATTACGCCCAATACGACAAGTTTCGAAAGAAGCGGAAATTCCTTAGTTTTATACGTAAAATACTGTTTTTGAAATGAATAACTCAATATCAAGATGTCGTGGATCGCAGCAGGAGTAACAGCCGCATCCGCAGCCTATCAGATAGGAAGCGGTATAAACCAAAAAAATAAAGCATCTAATCTGCAAAAAAGCAACTACGTGCCGCCACAGCTTTTGATGAATAAAGACTTGGCGATGCAGCAGGCTTATTCCAGACGTGCTCCTGGGGCCGCTTTCGCAGAAGAGCAGAACCGGAGACTTGCAGCCAATCAAATAGCTGGCGCCCAGCGTATGTTTGGTGGAGATGCCAATAAAATAGCTGCTGTGTCAGCAGGGGCCACGCAACAAGCGCAAGATGCCAACAGCCGAATTGCCGCTCAAGGCCAGCAATTCAGTGAAAATGCCTTTGGTCGATTGTCAAATGCAAACGCTCAATTAGCTGGGAATGACCGTATAAACCAAAATCAGTACATCCAAACCAAAGCGGCATTGAACAATGCCGGAAATACAAACATTTACAGTGGCATAAATAATTTAGCTAGCACGGCCCTTGTTGGAATGTCAGCAAAAGGCAACAAGGGAGCCACAGCACAAATCAAAGCCAAATACCCAACAATGGATGACAGCAATCCTCAACAATACAATCCAAATTTCAATCAACCTTATTTTAATCAACCTTATTTTAATCAAAAATTAAGAAGAGGATTTGGAATGCAACAATGGGGTGGATGGAGAAATAACGGATGGGCTAACCAATAAAAATGAATGGCCTCTGCAAGTGAAGAACTAGGCAACGCAACCATACTTGGAGGGAGTATAAATCCTCTTCAAGTGTACATCGGTCAACAAGCGCAACGTCAAAAAAACGAAGCGTTAAAGGCAGAGCAAGCCAAGAAAGATCGCGACGCACTCCATGATTACATGGATAAGTACAAGCCCGAAGCAAAGTTCGATCCTTTGAAGCAAAGAATATCCGATTACGTCAATAATCACAGAGAAAAATCGTATTCCGTTATTGATGCCGCTCAAAATGATCCACGAAAAATATCGATGGCTGAACGTGATATCCGAAGAGGTCAAGGAGAAGTGAATTCCTACATCGCCGAAACAGACAATTGGAAAAACGACTATGATGCCGCAAGCAAAATAATCGAAGACAATATCAAATCTGGGATTTATAAACCAGAATCAAGAAGCGTACTCCGCGATGTTCTATATGACAATACTGGGAAACTGAAACCAGATAATGACATTCGAGCAGGGATGAATCAATTACAAAGCATTGTTGACCATCCAAATAATTACGACAAACAAGGTGTTGCTCTTAATTTTATGAAAGGATTACCGGAAAAAGTGAATCAGTACTACACTGATATGTTTAATCCACTAGGCCAGCAATACAACATTCAAGACACAAAAACAAAACTTGGAATCGCGCAGGATGACAAAGGTAGAATTATTATGGACCCGAGAACTGGAATGCCAAAGATCAACATGACCGACGATGTTTACATCCAGGCAATGCAAGATCCTATGTTGTCTAAACTCGTAGCTAAAGATGTACCAAATGGCACAATTGAACAGAATAAGAAGTACCTGACTGCATTGCTTGAAGGTTACGATCCGAAGGAAGTTAAAAATAGACCTCAATTAGGATTCAAACAAAATGAGGCTGACCGTAGGTATTATCATTTTGGAGGCTACGGATACAGAAATCAGAAAGCAGACTTGGAAGGAAGAGATGAACTTTTAAATCGTGTTGTTTCTGGAGATTCAGGGAAAGATGTCCTTTCGTATTTCGGCAAGTTAGCCAGCGACGTGCGAGCAGAATACGCTAGCAAGAATGATAAGGGAACAAAAGGAAAATTCATCAAACTTGATTATGTGAGTGGGATGCCACAAACCGATGCAGAGGGTAATCAGACATTCAACATTTTCGGTGGGGCGAAGAGTAAAGCATCAGTTTATCTTCCGATAAATACAGAAGAAGAAAAACGTCAAGCCAAAGTTGCTCTATCTCAAAGAATGGATGAGATCAATAAAAAGACAGCCATTGGAGAAGAATATCCTACCTATATAAATGAAAAAAGAAAGGCAGAAGAAAAGACTAAGCCTAAAACAGGAAAAATTAAAATACCCGGATTTTAATGATTGATCCTACTGACGATAAAATAAAGGTGTTGCATGAAGCCGTGTCAAAAAAATATGACATTGGTTCCCTAGATGAGTTCACTAAAAAACTGCAAGATCCAACTAAAAGACAGGCATTTTACAATGGAGTTGGTAAAGAATTTGAATTAGGAGAATATTCAGACTTTGAATCCAAAGTAAAAAAAAAAGACGATACTTTCAGTTTTTCGTTACCTGGTCAATTGGATGTTACAAAGCCTTTATCAACTGGTTCAGAGTTGGCAATCACGCCACCAAGTCCTTCGCCAGAAGAACAATTATTAAGCGGGCAGATTGATCCAACAAAACCTCAACCACCAACACCAGAAGTAACTTTAACGCCTACTCCAGAAGAGAACATTCATGATATAGCATTGAAGGAATATGGAGGAGGTGCGACAGAAAATCTATTCAGAGGACTATTTGATTTAGGAAGAAAGTTTATTTCGGTACTTAAGCATGATGTTCCTGCAAACATTCAACAAAATGAGGCTATCAATCAGAAAACGGATTTCATAGATGAACTTATCCGGACTCATCCTGAAAAATATGCAGTGTTAAATGAATTTGCCAGTGATGAGACGCGAAGAAAATATGCTGAAAAAATAGCAGATGAGGAATATCCTGGATGGCGCAAAGGTGGGGATGTCATTACAAAAGAGGGTAAGATTATTAAAGTAGGGCCATCATTTACAGCGGCGGCAATAAATAAAAAAATATCACACTTAGAAGAGGCAAAAAAAATTCAGGAGGAATCCAGTAAACTTCTGGGTGATTATTCTGGTTTGAAGGCAATACCAAAAGATTGGGAAGAAGCCACCAAGCAAGGTTCATCTGGAATAGCATCCTATATTGGGGGAGCCATCGGTAATGGGTTAGGTTATATTCCTACCTCAGTAGCTACGCTCGGGGCATCAAGTTATCTTATGGAAAAAGGAGGTGCCTATGATGAGGCTGTTTCAGCGATAGCTAAGAATTATGGAATAACAGAAAAAGAAGTTATTGAAAAGGATCTTGACAAGCCAGCCAAAGAAGTTGCTCACGTTGTAGGGTTAATAAATGGAGTTCTTGATCTAGGATCATCAATATTCACAACTACTAAAGCATTTAGTGTAGGTGTTAAGAATATAATCAAAAAGAAAGCCACAGAAGAGTTATTGAAACATGCCCCAGAGGCAATGTGGAAAAAAGGCGTTAAGGCTTTAGCAGAACCATTAACTGAATATGCAACAGAGTTCATGCAAGGCACCAATTCACAAATAGGGGCACTTTTAGCAAGTGGAAAGAAAGTTGATGACATTGATTGGGAAAAAGACATTGATTGGAATAGATCGAGAGAGGAAGGATTACAGGGATTTTATGGTTCCATTGGTATTATTGGAGGCGGTCATATCGTTGGCAATTTTAAAAACAACCAAGAGAAAATAACAAACGAATCAAAATCACAAAAAGATGAAATCACAAACAATCCACAAGTCAATGAAACTGGGCGGGGGAGGCCGCTTTCAGAAACTGAAGAACAAATTGAGCCACGAACCGGGAGTGAACAACCCGGGAGCAGTAGCGGCAGCAATCGGGAGGAAAAAGTACGGCAAGATAAAATTCTCGAGACTAAGCCATCATCAGAAGTAGTTCCAGTTAATCCAGAAACGGGGAAACAAAAAGTATTTGTTTACGGCACTTTAAAAGATCCAAAGACAAGAAAAGAAGCAATAGGTGAACATGTGAAGACAGAAATGGCAATTGCTCCAAACGATGAAAAATTTGACATTAAATCTTTCCCTGACATTAAACATGATGAAGGGAAGAATTTAAGAGGGGAAGTTTTGGAGGTTACGCCAGAACAGTTAAAAAAACTTGATAATTGGGAAGAGAAATACGAACGTTCAACCATCATTTTAGAAAACGGAGAAAAAGCATTTGTTTACAAACTAAAAAATAAAACCAAGGAGGGGGAACAAAATGCCATACAAGAGCCAAGCACAAGCAGCGTACTTCAACATGCACAAGAAGCAGTTGGAGAACCAGGGAGTGAACGTGGACGAGTGGAACCAAGCGTCCAAGGGAATGAAACTACCCAAGAAAATCGGACTGAAGAAGAAAAGCAACAAGCACCACTCGGAGACAATACCGAGGAAAAAATAAAGTGGAAGAAAGAATCAGAAAAACACGGGATAGCAACAAGCACAATTGATGTTCCTGATCTTGGAGAAGAAATTAATAAACAGGAATTAAAAATAGGAAATGCTACAGCCACAAAGACTGATTTTGAAAATGGTATTCGTCAAGAAATAAAAACAGATGATGGCAGCAGAATAGTCCAGTTTTATGACAAAGAAGGAAAACCTATACAAGACAAAAGAGCGGTTAGTATAAGACTTAAGGCTGGCAGTGAGTTAACTAATTATCTAACTGAAACTGATTCAGGCTATGAAATTTCAGACAAAAATATAGCGCAATTTTTTAAAGATAAAATAACCAATGAAAATACTCAAACGTCAACTCAAGGGAGTGAAATATCTAATCCTAAACCCGAAGAAGCCAAACAAGAAGAGTCTTTTGGCAAGGGCTTTAAAGTTCTCGGGACCAACCTGGAAGGGGATAAAGTAGGGGAGGACAAGAACGGAGTCCGTGCGGTTCTGAAAGGCAACATTGTTTCGTCTCAACCAGTGCACATAATTCCCGGCAGCGGCTATCATGTCGCCACGCCTGAAGGGGAATTTCTGACTAAGGAAGAGGCTAAATCTCATGCGGACGAGATAGCCAAAAAGAAAGGATTTGAAAATCCTTCTCACTTGTTGAATTCAGTGGAGAAGCGGACTGGTGAGAAATTTGAAAACGTCCAAGATATTCCGAAAGAGACTATCGAAAAGGTAGTCAACGAAAGAGAACTTGAAAAATTAACACCTAAAGAAAATGTTAACAAAACTGGAACAGTGGTTGGTGAAGGAGGTTCACGGACCAGTAGCGTCAATGCTGAACGCAATGCCGGAGAAGAGAAGGGAGGAACTGAACAAGGAAAAGGAACTGGAGGCGAAGAAGCAAATGGAAACGTTAGTCAGCCTGGTGAATCACAACCAGGAGATGTACGAGAAAACGGGAATGAGCCCGCAGGAGAGCCTTCAGGAGGCAATGAGGGACGCCTACGGCCTGAATTAAAGGACTCCGAGATCCAGCACAACTTTGTCTACCCAGAGAACTGGGAAAGGACTAAGAACAAGACATTCTCCAAGCGGCAGGCATACACTGACAACATCGCGGCGTTGGAGGTGATTAATAATCTTTTGGACAATCCGGACAGTTTTGCCACAGATGAACAAAAGGAAGCACTCGCCAAATACAATGGGTTAGGCCCGCTGGGCGAGATTCTGCTTTCTGACAACAAGCTCGGCAAAGACTGGACGAAATCAAACCTCGAATTCTTTGATGATGCCCAAAAGCTCAAAAGCCTCTTGGAGGACATTGGGGAGAAGACTGGCACAAAGCCATTGGAGACAGCCAAAAGTTCAACACGCAATGCCTATTACACCTCCTTGCCTGTTATTCGGGCAATCTATGAAGGGCTTGGCGCTGGAGGATTTGAAGGGGGCAAAATCCTTGAAGGTTCAGTAGGAACTGGTCGGTTTATAGGCGGGATGCCAGCGGCGATGTCCGGCAATAGCCGGGTTAAAGGCGTCGACATGGATGTCGTAAGCTCTTTGATCAGCAAATACCTATATCCGAAGGCATCAATTATTAATAGCCCGCTGCAAAGCGCCTCAATTCCGTCAAATTACTATGATTTGTTCGTTTCCAATATTCCTTTTGGGTCAGCTCATGTGTACGATCCTCAATTGGACAAGCGCGGAGGTCTGTGGAAACAGAGCCAAGATAAACTGCATACCTACTTCTTTGCCAAAGCCATTGATTCGGTGCGGCCGGGTGGATATGTGGCGATTTTGACCACATCAAATATCCTCGATACGCCGGGAAACCAAGGCACCAGGGACCTAATCAACAAGGAAACCGATTTTGTAGGCGCCGTTAGGCTTTCTTCTTCAGCATTCAATGCCGATGCCGGTACCCAGGTGGTGACTGATATCATCCTTTTGAGGAAGAAGATTACACCATCAGTTCCCGGCGTCGACCAGATTTCGAACATTGTAACCCAAAATGTAAAGCACAACAACCCCGCTTTGCCCAATCAGGATATCCAGTACAATGAGTATTTCAAAAAGAACCCGGAAAACATCTTTGGCACAGAATTCAAGGCCGGTGGACTTTACAATGCTGAAAGAGGATACACTTTGGTAGGTGAATTTGATCCAACCAAGGTAGGCGAAAAACTTGCCGAGATGGCCAAAAAGGCACCCATACTCGAACGTCAGGCGCAAGAAAAGGACACCCTTCAGACTCTTCAAATCACACCGCTGGGCCGGATGGTATCTGGTGGCATTGTTGAAAATGAAGGGAAATATTACTTCGTGCGCGACTTCGACCGGGATACAGGCAAATACTCAATCGAAGAGATTGGCAAAGGCGTGATGCCCGCCGAGAAGGACATGCCTATTTTGAAGGCATTTGTTGATACTAAGAAAATCTACTTTGATGTTTTGGCAAAAGACAAACTCAATGAGGACACAAAAGAAGAGCGTTCACGCCTTCGGATTGCGCTAAAGAATTTTATCAGGATAATCAAACCATCAAACCTCAACTCACTTGCAAAAGGCAACAAAGCGATCAATCGCATACTGGTTTCTGATCCCGATTTTTATGCGGTGTCAGCCCTTGAAAAATCGGATGGAACATTTTCAGATGTTGTTGAAAAACCTATCAAGAGAGAACTGAATGAATTTACAAAGACCGAAGTTCCACAGGAAGCGATAGGGTTTTCCATCAACAACTATGGAAAACTCAACATGCCTTTCATTCAGAAGGTACTCGGCGAGAAATCAGAAGAGGCAACAATCAAAAGAATAAAAGATGAGATTTTTGAGACGCCTGACGAGATCGTTGAAAAGAACGAGTATTTATCAGGCAACGTCATTGAGAAGCTAAAGCAGGCCGAACAATGGGTTAAGGTTGATCAGAAATATGAACGCAATGTTGAGGCGCTCAAAAAGATCATTCCGATGCCTATTCCCAAAGAACAAATCACTTTCCAGTTGGGGGCATCGTGGATTCCGTTAAAATATACACAACAATTCCTTGATTCAGTATTTGGAGAAGGACGAGTGACGGTTCGGTACAATAAAGCCACGGATGATTACGAAGTGAATTCCCGCGTTCTGGGAGGCGACTATGAAGCCTTCGACCCAGACGGTCATCGCCGTGGCGTTGATGTGGTCGTGAAAGCCGCTATCACTAAAAATGTGCCCGACTTTTATGTCACTCATTCAGATGGTACCAAAACACCACTTCCAAAACTCACGCAGGATGTTCGTGATAAGGCTGAAAGACTCCAGAACGAATTTGCCGGGCTTATTGAGGCCGATGAAAAGACAGGTAACGAACTGTCAAAACTATACAATGAGTATTTCAATGGCATTGTCATTAAGAAATTCAATGGCGATCACCTGACCTTCCCAGGGATGCAAGGTTATGACCTGAATCCTCACCAGAAGGACGCAATAATGATGATCGTGCAGAAAATGGGCGGGATGGTTGATCACCAGGTCGGAGCCGGGAAGTCGCTGGTTATGTCCGTGGGGGCCATCAAGATGAAAGAAATAGGGCTGGTTAACAAGCCACTGATAACTACAATGAAATCTGTGGTGCCCGGCATGATGGATCAAATCAAGGCCCAATACCCTGAAAAGAAGATACTGGCACCAACAGATAAAGACTTCTCCGCTGCAAATCGTCAAAGGTTGTTCGCGCAGATTGCAAATAATGATTGGGATCTTGTGATAATCACCCATGAGAATCTTGGGACAATCCCGTTGCCGGCAGAATTTGAATCGCAGTATATCGAAGGAGAGATTGAAGAATTGCGGTCGGCCATGTCGGAAATGAACGCAGATAAGAGCGACAAATGGGCGGTGAAACAAGCCAAGGCATTGGAAGAGCGCGTTGCCAACCTCAAAACCAGACTGGAAAAATTGCAAGATAAGGGTGTTGGAGCCAGTCGGACAGACTTTGGCACCATGGGTGTGGATATGCTCTTTGTGGATGAATCCCAGCAGATGAAGAACCTAAACTTTGTGACCAAGTTGCGCAATGTGTCCGGTATGGGCACCGCGAAAGGTTCAAAGAGAGCGTCGAATTTGAAAATGGTTACCAGGTATCTCCAAAACATGCACGGCGGAGACAAGGGTATTGTCTTTGCATCCGGAACCCCGATTTCAAACTCATTGGTTGAGGTTTACAATATTTTCCAGTACCTACGGCCAAGCCTTTTGAAGAAACTGCAAATGGTGAGTCTGGATCAGTTCTTAAAGAACTTCGCGCTGATCACCTCGCAGATGGAGAAGAATGTGGCTGGCGTGATCAAGAACAAAACTCGATTAACTAAGTTTGTGAACGTGCCAGAATTGGCAAGTCTGTATTCAGAGATTTCAGATGTGCGCGGAGAGCATAACTTAAAACTTGAAAAGCCAGAAATAAAAGGAGGCAAACCAGAAATTATCCTAATTCCGCAGTCAGAGACAGTGAGAATGATAACCAAGGCCATCTACGATGCCTCTAAGTCGGCCAGCATCGCTCCGCTAAAATCAATAGGCATCAATCCACAAGGAGATGCAGAAAAGGCGTTAGGACTTGTCCTCACCACATTAGGTACCAAAGCCAGCATTGACCCGAGATTGGTATTTCCTCACCAGAAAGCCGATGGCGGGAAACTATTTAAAGTAGCCGATGAGGTTAAGAAAATCTATGATGAAGAAGCCGAAAAGAAAGGTACACAGTTGGTCTTTGCCGATATGGGTACCCCTAAGAACAAAAATGCCAAGTTAGGTGATCGCGTCCACGATCAGGTGATTGAAATGTATGGCGAAGAGGTATTGAATGAAATCCCGAACACTGATACAATCTGGAAACAGACTGAACAGTCAGCGATAAAGCAAAAATTGATCGACATTTTGGAGGTTGATCCATCAGAAGCTGATTTTATCATCGAGGAAGCAAATAACGTAAACTCTTTCAATGTTTATGACGCACTGAAAAACCTTCTTGTATCAAAAGGCATTCCCGAAAAAGAGATTGCTTTCATCCACGATGCTCCTACCAAAAAACTGAAAGAAGAACTTTTTGATAAAGTCAACAAAGGACAAGTACGTGTATTGCTCGGGTCCACTCAAAAGATGGGTACAGGGGTCAATGTGCAAAGCAAAATTGCCGCCATGCACCATGTAGATGTTGGTTGGAGGCCGTCAGACCTTGAACAAAGGAATGGCCGTGGTATTCGCCGGGGTAACTCATACAAGGAAGTAGCGATTAAATATTATGGCACCCAAGAAACCATAGACTCCTATCGGTTTGACCTATTATCTCGCAAACAATCAGGGATTGATTCCTTCCGGGCTGGGGCCAAAGGATTGCGTGAGATGGACTTCGAGGACGGAGAGAGTATGACCATGAGTGAATTTGCAGCCGCTATCAGTGGAGACACCCGCATACTTGACTTGGAGAAGTTGAAGTCAAAAGCAGAAAAGTTGAGAAACCGTGTTGAATCTACGAAGCGGGCAAATATCATGCGCTCCCGCAGAATTGATGAGGCGAAAAAGTTCGTGGACTATACCCGCGAAGAACGGAGAATTGTTAATGATTTGGCCGATCGAATAGTTAAAAACATAAAACTTGAGGAAGTCGAAGAGGAATCGAAAGATGAGAAAGGCAAAGTTAAAAAGGTCACTACCGTTGTTGCCAAATTCAAAGGGGAAGTGAATGGACAAGAATACGACACCGCCAATCCAAAACAACGCCAAGAGTTTTATCAAGCATTGTCCGAGCGGGCGAATGACGCCATGCACAGCACATACCGTAGACAAATTGGTACAATTGGAGGAATAGATGTTTATGCCAGACAAAACGAAGGCTACAAAGATGCGCGTGTTGATCTTGGCGACGACACTGTGACCAACAAGAACATTTCCCCAGTCGCCATTATCAAGCGAACACAGGCAATCAATCCTCTTACCTTGCGGATTGCTGTTCAGGCCACCATTCGCGATATTCGGATTGACATTTCACAATCTGAAAAGGAGTACAAAGACGCTTTATCAAATCTCAAAAGTGCCGAAGGAGTTAAAGAAGTGGCAGCCAAAGAAGAGGATATCAAAGAATTGGCCGAGACAGAAGAGAAGCGCAATAAACTATCAGCAGAATTGAAGGCTGAATCTGAAAAGCAATCAGAAGAAAAATTGCCAGAGGAACCTAAAAATTCATTAGAGGACATCATTGCCGAAAATTCAAAAAAAAACGCCGAAGAGAACTTCGAGGGATTTTCTGGGGCGATGACTACCGGCCTACCAATTAAGCCAATTGGGAAGGTTAAAAAAGCACCCAGCAATAATGCGTTATTGGCCATTATCGCGCAATCCGGCAAGACCAGAGAAGAATTGGAGCGCCAATTGAATGAAGAAGTCAAAATTGGTGATCAGGAAGTAGATGAACGCATAGATAAGGCCGCAGCGCCCGCTCCCGAGAACATGGAAAAAACGTGGGGAGAAGCCATCACAGGCGTTAAAAATTGGGCAACTCAACACTTCAAATTTCTTGATGCCAAGACATGGCCCCGTGAGGCAAATATCCTACGGGAATTTGAAACACTCTATCCATGGGCGAAAGGCAATGCCAACCAATACGTAAAAACAATGGTTGAAGGAATGACTCCGCAACAGTACAAGATTTTTTCCATGCGTATTATATTGGCCGACATGCAGGAATCCATCAAAAAGGGATTGAACATGGTTGGCCCTGACGGAAAACTGCCATTCGGATTTAATGATGCCGATCAAGTTGATAGGGCACTGACGAAGTACGACATTTTTATGAAGGGCGATCCACGCATTCAACGTGCATTCGACATGCGTGAAGAATTCATGGCAGAATTCAAGAGGCAACTGATCGAATCTGGTCTATTGGATGAAAATGACATTGAAAGTTACTACCATCGTCGGGTGTTGGAATACCATGCAGAAAACGAGCACAAGAGCATTCTCTTCGGAAAAGATATAGCTGATAAAAAGCGTGACTTCCAGAAGCGCAGGAAAGGAACGCGAGGATTGGATTACAGCACCAATTTCATTGAGACTGAATTCAAGGTGGTTTCTGAAGGTATGTACGAGATGGAGAAACAGCGTATCCTTAAAGACCTTGTGGCACCTTTTGAGAAGCAATTAAACGCTATTTCCGCTGAATTTAAGAAACATTTCGATGCTCAATTGGCATCAATTGAAAAGCAATTCGGAGAAGACAGCAAAGAGGTCAAACAGTATATAGACGGCAAACGTGCATTGAAACGTAATTATCTATTTGATAATCTGCCAGAAGGATTCACTTTCTACCGCGTGAGTGAAGATAATAGGTTATTCTGGGGAAAAACAGTGAGTCAAAAGACCATTGATCGGGCCATAGACCAAGCTGAAGACAATGACAATGCTGGCTTGAGTGATGCCTTGGCAATTGTTGACGAATTGATCAGCGGCCTTAAAAGTGGATTAATGGTAGGCCCAAAACGTAAGCAGTACATGATACCGACTCAACTTGCCGAACAACTTGAAGAATTGGCAAAAAATGAGACAGTCAGTGCGCCGACAGGACTGGCTACAAAGATTACATCAGCATGGAAGCAATTGATGATTCTTTCTCCTACTCGAATGCTTCGATACAATTTGAATAACTTCGGTAGTGATCTTGATCGGCTTATCCAAGTTGAACCAAAAATAGCCAAGTATGCCAAAGAAGCCACTGGCGAACTTTGGAGATACTTGAAGTACGGAGAAACAACACCACAACTTTTGGAGGCAATGAGAGGGGATGTGATCAATTCTGGGTTCCAGATTTCAGAACTTGCAGATATCAGCAAAGAGAAGTGGGCTGAAGCATTACAAAGTGATTCACCAAGCATTGAAAACATTCTCGGAAAAGAAGGCATGAAAAAACTGGCTATTAAAATCAAGGATGCTCCAGGCAATTTATGGGACAAATACATGAAGGCTGTTTCTCCTTATGTACAATTCCGTGAAAACATTCTGCGATATGCCGCATATAAACTGGCAGTTGAAAAAACAGCCAAAGGAGAAGCATTCTATTGGGCAAGTCCAGCAGATCAAATTCGTAAAATTACAGATGTCCGGCAGAAGAATGCCAAACTCGCCCGTGATGTGTTTGGAGACTACATGAATCTTAGCCAAGGAGCGCACCAAATGCGTCGAGTATTATTGCCTTTCTATTCTTGGTTTGAAGTGAACATGAAAACTCATTTGAATTTGCTTAAAAATGCAAGTTCGCCGCAGGCACAACGCGATATTATCAAATCGGCAGTATCACGCGGTATTCCTTCGGTTGCTTTCAAGATGGCACGGGCCTATGTGATGATGGGATTATTCACAGCAGCAATCCAAGCATGGAATAAGTTTGCTTTTGGATTGTATGGTGGAGATGAGGATGATGAAAAAAGATTACGGGCTACTAAAATTAAGGGGCTTCAGTTGATCGTAGGCGTTCGGGATGGTCACATTATTACTGTTCCGATTCAGGGAGCTTTCTACGACTTTATTGATTTCTTTGGGCTGTGGTCTATCGGTGATGATCTGGAGAGGATTTTTACAGGAGGTCAGCCAGTGAAAGAAACTGTCAAAACAGCAAAAGGCATAGGAACAAACATGCTCAACAAAGGAGTGCAGTTGGTGAATCCGTTACCAAAGGCTCTATTTGAATTGGGTTCTGGTCAATCCTATTATCCTGACATAACTAATCCTACTCCGATTAACGACAAATGGGAGTATCTATTCAAGTCGATGACACTTGGTGACGAGTATAACTATGCCTTGAGTGACAAACCAAAACGTGAATCTTATTTGAGCCGTAAATTTCATAACTCTTTGCTCCGAGAATTTGACACCGAACAATTGAGTTATTATGCGGCCAAGAAAATTATTAACAATTACGAAGGCGGTGATGTTGGCGGGAGCAAGGGCGAGACAGGAAATCCGACCAGAGCCGACCAGAAGGATGCTGAATACAAATTCATGCTGGCACTTCGTTATGGAAAATATGATGATGCTGATAAATGGCTCGGAGAATTCCTTCAAAAAGGAGGCAATCCAGCCAACATCAAACAGAAGTTGAGAAGTTCAAATCCTTTCGCCGGCGTGAAGAAAGTGCCGATCAAAGGAGAGCCAGTGTCCGAGTGGATTGACCTATACCACATTCTTAACGATGAGAACTATCATCCTCAGACACACTTCGGGCGTCAGATCACTTCGGAGGATAAATTCACTTTGAAAGAGGCAATGAATTATTATGAAAGGATTATTAAGAATGCGAAAGAGTACAAAGCACATCCAGTACTAACCCCAGTAGAATAATGTTCTATCCTATAAAAAACGGAACAAAAATTACAGTCGGCGAGGGCTTTCAATGCTGGATTCCACCCGTACCTACGGACACTTCACAAATTATCAATTACGGATTACCGATCGAAGAACAATACTGGAAACGTGAATCTGTTCCGAAATGGTATATCGAAAGATCACTGGAAGAAGAGTTTAAGCAAGGACAAGATCGGGATCTTGTTTTGAGGGGGAAAAAGAAAACCGTCTATGTGGATGCGATGTGTGAACGCTATCGTAGGCGTGAATGGTATCGTAGAATGTATGGGGTTCACGTAATGATCAATGGCGAATGTATTTATTTGACTAACCATCATTATTTCTATCTGCAATGGTGCAAGTTTGATCACAAGGAAAATAATGGTTACCCATTCTATTATCATTTCTCTCTTGACAATTTCAGGATACGGCAATGGTGTGAAGAAAATCCTCACAGCATGGGGTATATGATCATCGGCCCCAGGGCGACAGGAAAAACCAACGAAGAGTTGGCCTGTATCACAAATCGCGCAACGATGTACCACAATCATCGAGCAGCACTTCAAAGCAAGCACCTTGAAGACGATGCAAAAGGAGTATTGATTCAGGCCAAGATGGTACCATTATTCAATGCTCTTCCAAAATTCTTTAAGCCAGAATTCACTCACGGTACAAATACTCAAAGCGAACTCGTATTCAGACGTAGATCAGTAGGTGGAAAAGAAAGTATCAATGTAGAATATGGTGCAGACTATGAATTGCTAAGTACAATTTTTGCTGCGGGCCCAGGTGAAAAGGTACTTGACTCAGACACACTTTCAGACCTATTTGAGGATGAGATAGGGAAATGTTTAGCACCTGAAACAAAAGTTTTATTACACAATGGTCACATAAAAAGGGCCGATGAGATTGCTATCTCTGATAAGTTAATGGGGCCAGATTCAACCATAAGAAACATTCAACAAATTAAATTAGGATTTGACCAGTCGTTTAAAATAATACCTAAAAAAGGATGGGATGAATGGTCATGTAGTTCAGGTCATAAATTAGTTTTGAAATGGGGCAATCATAGAACACTAAATTTAAATGGCAAAAAATTTAAGAAAGACGATACCGTCACAATAACAATTGATTCTTACTTGAAATTGAATAAAACAATTAAGAAACATCTTTTATTATTTAAAGTTCCAGTTGAATATGAATTCAAAAAAACATGGATAGATCCTTATTTATTAGGTCTTTGGCTCGGAGATGGGAATAAATGCGCAATGCACATAACCAATACCGATCCGGAAGTGCTTAATTGGTTGTTGTCAACCTATAAAGGAATTTCCAGACTTGTTGAACCTGTCAATAGAACACAAAGTGTTAGGATTAAGACATTCCACGGAATTCTGAAATTGTATAATCTAAAAAAGAACAAACACATCCCGAAGGACTATTTAATAAATGATAGAGAAAGTCGCTTAAAATTATTAGCCGGCCTAATCGACTCAGATGGTCATGCAACAATTTCAGGAAATAGACAGAATTGTGAGATAACGCAAAAACTTGAAGTTTTAGCCAAGGGCATTCATAGATTATCAACTGAACTTGGATTTTATTGCTCCATTGCTGAGAAAAATGCGACCATGAAAAGAAAAGATGGTACAATATATTCCTGCAAAGTGTATAGGTTATTCTTGTTTGGAGATTTATCAGACATTCCAACAAAAGTTAAGAGAAAACAATTTCCAAAAATAAACAAACATCATGTGAATAGGAGAAATCCATTACGCTGTGGGTTCTCTGTTCAAAAAAATGGGTTCTCGCAATATGTTGGGTTCGTTTTAGATGGAGATAAGCAACATTTATTAGGAGATTGTCAAGTCACTCACAACACCAATCCAAAAACAGTTGCCGATGTTTACGTTCGCCATGAGGTGAATTTGAAATGTGTGTTCCGGAATAATCGCAAGATAGGATTGTTACGAAAAACATCTACGGTTGAAGAGATGAATGAAGGCGGTGATGAGTGTTTGAAATTAAGAAAGGACAGCAACATGAAAATTTTGGATGGCAACGGATTCACCACATCCAAGATTCACTTTCACCTTATTTCCGCATTAGATACTGACACTTCGCTAGTACCATATATTGACTTAAAAGGGGTCAACCACGGCATTCCTTGTGACAAGTACGGGAATGTGAACCGTAATATCGCTAACATCAAAATTCAGAATGACTTTGACGCGGTGAAACATGACCTTAAAAAGCTGTCAGGCCGTATGCGCAAAAGCCCTCGTAATGAGGCAGAAGCTTTCATCAAAGATCAGAGCAAGTCTATTTTCAATGTCATGTTGCTGACCAACCGGTTAGAGCAAATAAGAAACATGCCCCGATTGCCGTATGTAAAAGGGAATTTATATTGGGTGAAAGAGAAATTTGGGCCAGTATGGTGGCAACGGGATGATCACGCAGGCCGATTTAATTGGGCTTGGTTCCCCGATGAATTTAGCAAGATCAAAGACCCAGAGAATGTAAAAATTCTGAACAATGTTGGAAAAGCATGGGGATACGACAACAAAGGATTTTCCAGACAGATGCTATTTCCGAAAAACGATCACCTTTTCAGGATAGGGAGTGACCCGATAAAGTATTCAAAGACGAAAGACCCACGGGCATCAAAAGCAGCCATTCATGGATATAGATTATTCGATATGTCCGTTGACTACGGAAAAGAAAAGAAAGACTGGGAGTCATCTAACTTCATATTTGAATACATCAACCGTCCAGAAGACCCAGAAACGTCATTTGAGGATACAGCAATGGCTTGCATTTTTCTTGGATGTAAATTGATGCCTGAAAGAAACGTTCCTTCCCTGAACGATTACTTTGAAACCAATGGACTGGAAAAATTTCTGGCTTATCCGAGAGACTTTGTTGGGTCAGACATGGAGATACAAACCAGTTCTGACGATGCAGGATGGTCCACAACGCCAGAAGTTATTGACTACTATACCAGGCGCATAATTGCCTTTATCAACACAAGAATTGGGTCAATGCCTTTCGATAATACGATTGAAGACTGGCTTGGTTTTGACCCAACAAACCCAACAAAATCAGATGCTACCGTAAGTTCTGGATTCACATTGGCGCACGCTGAAAAGAAAGTTGAAAGAGAGGATGATGCGCCAAAACATAAGATTGAAGATTGGTTCGAGACTTATGATAACTCAGGCGTTAATTCCCAATTTGTTTTAGATACGACTGATAATTAAATATCTTTGATTATGGCAGAAATGGAAATGGACGTCCGCAATCCCAGATTCCCCTCTGACTTTTTAAGTCCAGAGCAGAAGGCATCAAAGGAATATGCTATTAAATGGGCAAAAGCCATCAACGGAGTAGGAATAAATGGAACCGATAACGGTCTGTTTCCTGGATTTAACACCACTCGAAATGGCATCAATGCAAATAAGTACACCGAACGAAGGGCGTATGCGAGAGGGAACCAGCCCATTGACAAGTACAAACCCATTTTAGGGATAAATGATAAACGAGCGCGCCGTGATCCAACGGCACATAGTTACCGAGCTCTCAACTGGGAGATATTGGACATCGCGTCAAAATATGTGAATGTTTTGCTTGGCAAATTGATGAAGCAAAACAATGACATTGGTATCCGGGCCGTGGATGTCCGGGCGCAGGACGCCAGAAGAAAAAAGAAAATGGAGTTGCAGGAGTACGTTATGAATTCCAGTTTTTTGCAAGGCGTTACACAGAAAACAGGAATTCAGTTCGAGCAACCAGCGCAGGAAGAGGTGATGGGCACGCCACAGAACATGGCCGAGATCAACGTGTTCATGGATATGTTCTACAAAGAGGACTATTGCATGGTCATTCAGGACTTGTTGAAAATAATGAACGAGAATGACAACTACACCGACATACTTGCAGAAGCCGCCCGTGATTTGATTGAGATAGGTGTAGGAGTCACAAAGGTTTACCGTGTGAGGAACAAAATTGTTCGCAGACGGTGTGTGCCGGAGAGGATGGTGATGAGTTCTACCAGCAAAAGCCTGTGTGACGATGTAAAGTACATCGGTGAATACTGGGATTTGACCATCGGTCAATTCAAAGAGATAGCGGGCGATCAGTTCACCGAAGATGAATACAAAAAGATGGCAGAACAGGCCATGAGAACAAATTTTGATTCAGTTAACACCGAGACTTATTTCAGCGAAAACTTGTGCTATCCATGGGACAATACCAAAATAACGATTGGCGACTTTGTGTGGTTTTCTCCTGACTGGGAAACTTATCAAGTCGGTCAAAATCAGTTTGGAAATGTCAGTGTGAGTCAAAAGGAATATTCCTGGTGGAATGACCTTCAAAAGAAAAATCCTGGCCTAACAGAAGAAAAATTCAATAAGGTCAATAACAGCAAAGTAGTACGGTACACGCTAGATAATCAGTATCAATGTCTCTGGGTGAGAGGGACGGAGTTTGTTTGCTCATACGGGAAAAGCAAGGATATCCTCAAAAACGAGTCGGATCTTGGCAAAACAGTAGGGCCGTACACTATCTATAAGATGAAGCGCTGCATTATCGACAGCATTATTCCTACCCTTGATAACATCCAAATCCAGTGGCTACAATTCCAGCACCATGCCGCCAAATCGGTGCCCGCTGGGTTTGCGATCGACTTCACAGCCCTTCAGGATATCAGCCTTCAGGGAGCCGGAGGGAAAGCCATCACCCCGAAGGAAGCCCTTCAAATCTATTTTGAGACAGGTATCCAATTGATCCGGACGCGCGATGCCCAGGGAAACATCCGGAATAATCTACCAATCCAGCCTTTAGCCGGAGGCATATCAAATGCCATGGAGAAGCATTTTAGCTTCCTTATCCAAAATATCAACCTTCTACGCGATCAGATCGGCTTAAATGAGTTGACAGACGCAAGTACTCCCAATTCAGAAATGGGCAAAGCGGTGGCTACAATGGCTTCAGGAGCGACTGACGATGCCTTGAGGCAATTGTACTTCGCATTCGATTCGATCAATCTGGGGACTCACCAGCGGACTGTGATGCATATTACTGGGATGGCAGCTACAGGGCTGGCACCACAATACACGGAAGCGCTCGGGATTCAGGCCATGGCCATTCCAGCACTTCTTTCGGATTTGACCTATCACGAACTGGGGTGTTATTTGATGAAGCAACCTACTCAAGAAATGCGGCAGTGGATCAATCAATACTGCCAAGTTGGCATCACCAATGGTACTCTCTATGAAGAGGAAGCCTTTGAAATCCAAATGGAACCAAATATCTGGAGGTCCATCCGACTGCTTAAAATGTATCGGAAGCAGAAACAAGACCTCAAACAGCAAGAAATGCAGGCCCAATATCAAGGCGAACAGCAAAAGAACATCGCTTCGGCACAGGCCACGGCACAAGCCGCCCAACAAGGGCTGCAAATGGAGATGCAGGCTAAATCTGGGTTAATGAACCAAGAAATAGAAGGAAAAATGGCGCTGGAAGATAAAAAAGCCAGCAATGAGGCTTTCTTGTTGCATGTTAAAATCCAGTTGGAAAGAGGCAAAGAACTTTCGGCAGAGGAAGAGAGACGGTTTACCGAATTGATGAAAGCCGAAACCGTAGGTAGGTTTCAGTTGGCGGCAGCGAACGCAAAACCAAAACCTAGCGGTAAATAGCATTTGCAAATCCAACAATACCACTTTACATTTGTTATGAGCGAATAACCAGTCCCCCATTGGGAGGTTTGCGAAACCAAAACAATTATCAAAAATGGCAAACAGTGACATAGCCCTCCAAGTGACGGCTAAAGGAATCGGCCCCGGGCCTCTCAGGACAAGGCCAAAAGTGTTCTTTCTCCAATCCATCGACATTGAAGGACTCGAACCTGGCGACGTTCCGCTTGATGATCTAGTCATCAAACTGAACAAACGCCCAAAAAGAGTGAGAACCTATGAAAGTTTCTCTGACTTTCAGGCGATCCAAGCACTCTCACAAGGAGCGACATCGAGCATTTATTTTCAGAGCAAGTATGAAGCTGTCACCGCGACCAGTGGCACGCAGGCCTTGGATGCCACCAAGTACATCCACGAAGTGAACGCCGGAAATGGCGGAGGCGTTGTCCTCCCTGATCCATTCTATCGCAAAGTTCTGGTTGTATTCAACACCACTACCGGCTCGATTACGATCACTGGCAGGGGTACAACCTCACCGATTGATGGATCCACCGCAGCCCTTACGATCCTGGCAGGAAAGCGCAAGCACTTTGCGGCACCGGTTATCCCGACCACAGCTGGGACGACAGCAGGATGGCAGACGGCTACGTAAGCGAAATTCAAAGTTTAAAACTGAAAAGGGAGGTTAAAGACTGTACAGGTCGCCTCCTTTTTTATTTGAAATAATTGTGTACATTTACCGCATGATGTACGCAGAAATGCGTATTTATAAAAAAGAGGCCGAAAATGTAACTTTGAAGTTTGTCGCGTCCTCTTTTTTTTCTTTTTAAATATGAGAAAAGACATTAACCTTTCAGAAGAAGTAATCAAAAAATTACAAAAACTTGCTGACAAAGATGATCGCAAGTTGAAACCATATATGGAGAAAGTTTTGAAGGATCACACCGAAATTAAAAAATGAAAACAAACGAATTACGAATAGGGAATTGGATAAAAACAACTGACGAAGTATTTAGGCCTGGTGAACAGACAGTTCATAAAATAGAAAATAATCACATTAATAATTATCATTATTCATTTTGTGAACCAATTCCACTCACCGAAGAATGGCTTGCAAAATTAGGATTTGAAGGAATCGATGAAGATGGACTTTGGCAAAGACCAGACAATGAATGCTTTCAAATTCAATTGCCAACATTAGATGAAGAAATTCAACATATTTGGGACGCAGCATTCACTGGGGCTCCTTGTCAGTTTGTTCATCAACTCCAAAATCTATATTTTTCTTTGACAGGTGAAGAATTAAAAATCATTTGATGAGTAAAACAATCGCTTGCTGTATCATCTGCAAAAATGAAGAGGCTCTTATTTCAAGGGCACTCGAATCAATAAAATGGGTGGAAAATATTTACATTCTCGATACAGGGAGTAGCGATCGTACTGTTGAAATTTGCAAACAATATACATCGAATGTTTTTCTTGATAGTATCTGGATTGATGATTTTTCGTATCACCAAAATTTGATAAAGTCAAGGGCGAAGGAGGATTTCGTAATTTCCTTAGACGCTGATGAAATAATGTTGAGTACAGAATCCGAAGTTAGGGCGGCTGTTGAACAAGCCAAAGATGTATTACGAGTCAAAATGATTTCAGAGCATGACAAAAATGAATTTTTCTTTGGAAGGATATTTAGAAATTGTCCTGAAATTTATTGGGAGTCAGCAATCCACAAACATCTCAACATTCCAGGCGAAGGAGAAGAAATTGGAGACATCAAAATCCAGTACGGTTATAGCCCAGCTCATGCCCTTGACCCTGATCGTTCTTTAAGAATGCTTGAGGCCACCGTGAAAGCCGAAAAGAATCCTGTTCGTAATCTTTTCTATCTCGGGAGAGAGTATAGTTACAAAGGAAAATTCTGGGAGGCGATAGATGTATTAAAGCGATACATTCCTGTTTCAAACTGGCCCGCAGAAATAGCAGAGGCTTATTTAATCATGGCTCAATGCTGGTTGGGATTGGAAAGAATTGAAGAGTGTGCGGCGGCTGTTCTTCAATGCCTAAAAATAAACTCTAATTTTCGGGAAGCTATTGAATTTATGGCTATCATCGCCACAGCAGAGAACAAGTTACAATGGCAACGCATGGCGAGAACGGCCAACAATCAAGGATTGATCTGGGCTAGAACAGAAGTGGAGTTACCTAATGATGTTTTGTTTTTATCAATCCATAATGACGATGAGTCTTTGTTCGGAGCCTTTACATTGCTTAGACTCACGCCTCTAGTGTGCGTAATAACAGATAGCCATATCCAGCCCGAACGCGGTGACATTGGATGTGACGCTGAAATACGTAGGCAAGAAACAATCAACGCAATGGCAATCGCAGGTTGCCCAGTGGTGTTCCTTGGAATCAAAGACACGGAGTTGAGTGAAGAAATTTTGCGCGAAAGGCTGAAAGCATTCAGACCGGGAGTAGTTTACATCCCAGCATTGCAAGGTGGCAATCTTCAACATGATCTGGTGAACAAAGTAGGCCGTGAATTGTTCGGAGACAAGTGTATGGAGTATTTGACTTACACTAAAACAGAATTGTACACCACTGGCAGAATCGAGATCAAACCAACTACTTTTGAACTGGAGACAAAAGCAAAAATGTTGGAGTGTTATAAATCACAATTGGCTTTGCCATCCACATTGCCACATTTTTTGGCTGTTAACGGGAAAAGTGAGTGGTTGTTATGAATTATTTATCAGAAGAACAAATTGAAGATTTTTTCAGAAAGTATCTGGCGATCTTTGGCGTTGATGGAGGTAGAAATGATTTTGCTGAAATAAAAAATTGGTTTTTAACTGGATACTATCCTACATCTTTTCAAAAAATTTGGCCAATAGAAAAAAGATGGGGCTATTATCCAATTATTAATGGAGAAGCCATTGCTCATCAATTGGCAAACCAGATAACAGATTCAAGAAATTTTTTACCAGCAATTGAAAGTTACAGGAAACAATGTCAGGCTTAAAAAAAATACTTATCTGTCCATACTTCGGAAAATTTCCAGAATGGATGAACAAATTCGAGTGGCCGAAAGGGTATCACATGATTATTGATACTGATCTGGCGGACTTTAAACTTCGTGTCAAACAAAAACTCGGCATTGATTATCCTGGAGTTGTTGGTGGTACGAAGGTATGGGACTACCGTTGCGCACTCGGGTTGCTTTATAAGGATGAGATCAAAGATTATGACTGGTGGGGGACCTGTGATTTTGACATGGTATTCGGCGATGTTGATAAGTTCGTGCCAGACTCACTACTCAACGAACTGGATGTTTATTCAGGCCACAATGAGTATGTGTGCGGATGTTTCAGTCTTTACAGGAATTCGCCAGAGGTCAATAATCTGTTCAAAAATTATCCTCTGTGGGAAGTTGAATTAAGAAATCCAGAATCGTCAGGATGGGTTGAGACGCAATTTTCCCGCATACTGGAATTATCAGGACTGAGGTACAAGTATGACTTCCAACAAGGGATGCCGTGGACAACAACACCAATCCTAAAAAAAGAAGGCAATAAATTATTTCAAAAGGTTGATTTTAATTCAATCGACCATAACTGGGAAGAGATTTGCTTTTTCCATTTTCGACACTCAAAACAATGGCCGCTATGAACCTACGCCCAATGACTATGGATGACGCCAACTTTATGTTGGAGTTAAAAAACTATCCAGAGACAAGACAGTTTGCCATCAAATCGCATGATGAAATAAAACTAATTGACCACTTAAAATGGCTGGAAAAAAATATCATTTTCTTTCAAATCATTGAAACTGATTCTGGCCGAAGAATTGGGGCAGTGAGAATTTTTGGCAATGAAATAAGTATCTGGTTAGACAGAAATTTTTGGGGATTGGGTATTGCCTCGCAGATTATCACAAGGATTTGTCAACCAGGGATGTTTGCGAAAATTGTAGATGGCAATATCGGTTCATTCAGAGCATTTGTGAAGGCCGGATTCTCCCCGATCAATCACGTTGACAATTACTACATTCTCCAAAGATGAAAATAATTCTCATAGGTCATCCGGGTTCACAGAAAATTGTTCCAGCCAGCAAGTATCTTACTAAAAAGTATTTGCCACAGTTTGATACCATCTATCTCAACTACAAAGGAGGGATCAACGGCTGGGGAGCGTACATCGCCGACTTTCTACGATATCTGACAGATGACAAGGTGATTTTTGCCTTAGACGATTATCTGATTTCTGGCCCAATTGATGAGAAAGTTTACAAAGAAGCTGACGAAGGCATTGGAGGCGCGCTGGTGTGTGCAAAACTTTGTGAGTGTTCAGAGCAAGAGCAAGAGGAATACCCGTGCACAACACAATACAGCATTTGGTATCGGGAGTATTTGATTTCGTTGCTACTTCAAACTTACACCCCTTGGCGGTTTGAAATGGAAGGGAGCAAAATTATGAAGATGGCTGGGGCACAGTCGATTTCCATGCCGTGTATTCCATATTTCACCAACTCATCATTGTCGAGTCGGTGGGAAGGAGTCAAATTGGCGGGCCTTAATCAAGAGGACGGATTTTATGTAAAAACACTGATCAATGAAAAATAGTAGAATTGTTTTATTTGGAGGTTCTGGATTCCTTGGTCATGCACTTATTCAACGGTTGATTTCACAAGGAGAAACAAATATCCTATCCGTTTCACGAAATGAATCATTGGCGGTTGCATTGAAAGAAAAATTTCCATCTGTGCAAATAATGATTGGCGACATCCGGTATCAATCGGTGGGTAAAAAAGCAATGAATTTTGCTGACCAAATTTTTTTAATGGCGGCGCTTAAACATGTGGGTATTGCTGAGAAGGATGTTCAATCGTGCATAAACACAAATGTTATAGGTTGCATGAATGTGATAAACGAATCACTGGAAACTAATCCTGACAAATTTGTATTCATCTCGTCCGATAAGGCAGCTCAAGGAACTGGGGTCTATGGAATTTCAAAGAAATTGGGAGAAAAAATGATGATTGAGGCGCAAGAGATGAATTGCTATACCAAATATAGGACTGTACGATACGGAAATGTGCTTTATAGTTCGGGGTCGGTTTTGTGCAAATGGAGAGACAAAATGAAGAAAGGCGAAGAAATAATAGTAACCGATATTGACTCCACAAGATTTTTCTGGTCAGTAGATCAGGCCATTGATTTGATTTTTGAGTGCATTGAGAAAGCTAAAGATGCGACACCGTACATCACTGCCATGAAATCAATTCGATTGGGTGACCTTCTTAACGCCATGATGGAAAAGTACGGCAAGGTGCCAGTTAAGACAATTGGCCTTCAGCCTGGGGAGAACATGCACGAAATAATAACTCCTGAATTGCCAGATTCTTTTCACAGTGAACGGTACACCAAAGAGGAAATTTTAAATTTGATATAGTGATATGCCTAAAATATTAAGGATTTGCGGAGAATGTGGCAAAGAATTTTTTGTGTGGCCTCATGTCATTGAAAATGGTCATGGTCATTTTTGCTCCAATGATTGTAGAAAAAAAAGGGCCGCAGATAAATTAAAAGGCAAAAGGAAGAGACAAAATGAAATAATCCATCATGAATCACATTGTGAGATTGTAATAAAAAATAGTCGTGGAATATTCAATGTACTTTTTGACAAAGAAGACTTTGAATTAGTTAATAAGCATACATGGTTAATTTTAAAAACTGGATATGCAGCCACTAGCACAAGACATGGCATCAGAGAGACAATGCACCGCCTTATTATGAATACTCCAAAAGGCATGGACACAGATCATATTAGCGGAATTAAACTTGACAACCGGAGAATAAATTTAAGGATATGCACCACGGCTCAAAATACTCAAAATGTTTCAAAGAGGGTAACCAGCTTTTATAAAGGAGTACATAAAACTAGAAATAACACTTATCAAGCAAAAGTTGGGAAGAGTTACTTGGGAGCGTTTAGGACGGCTGAATTAGCTGCTAAGGCATATAATGAAGCAGCTAAAATACAATTTGGTGAATTCGCAAAATTAAATGAAATATAGGATGGAAAAGATAAGTTGCATTTTAATAACTCGCGAAGATAATTTTCCTGAAATAATTCTTGACAGACTTGATCAAGATTTTTTCGATGAAATTTTAATTTATACCAAGTGTCCGTCTGTTTATCATCGCTATTTGTGCGCAGCGAAAGCAAAGAATGACATTATTTTTGTGTGTGACGATGATTGCTTCGTGAACTACCAGGTTCTTTTTTCAAAATACGATGGCCGATTGACCAATACAATGACCAAGGAATTTCAGAAGAAGTACGAAGACATGGGTTGTACGCTGGTCGGCTGGGGCTGTTATTTCCACAAAGGAATGCTGAAAGTATTCGACAAGTACATAGATAAATACGGAGTTGATCAGAACTTGCTCCGGGAGGCCGACAGGATTTTCACACATCTCAATCAGCCATGGAACACGGTGATCATGCCGCACGAAGACTTATTTCAGATGTCCGATCGGATGGGCTATCAACCAAACCACGAAGAGTCAGCGCGAGAGGCGATAGAGAAATGTAAGGCTTTATGAAAAGAGGGCCGAAGCCCTCTAATTTTTACTCACTCGCTTCCATGGATGCTTCACCACGTTGCAAGTCTTCATCTGGCCAGCGCCATCCGCTTATCTGGGCTACGACTGTGCCGGGATAAGGATTTTGGTGGATGACAGAAGTTCTCCAAAAAGTACCCGTACCATCCGGCAGTCCCTTCAAATTCACCGTGAATGGTGGAGTTTTGGACCATACCCGCGTGATGATCGCTGGCATTTCATTGGAACCGTTGTTTTGAACCTTCTCGCTATCTGAGACATGGTAGATAACGATTGCTCCCACGAAGGGAGGCTTTACTGATTGTGCCATAGTTTTTTCTGTTTAGTTAATGGCAGCACTTGTCCTTCAAGTGCAATCTATTTGCAAATTAATCAAAAAAATAGTTCATTCGCATATCCGTACATTATGCTAAATAGAAAAACGGATAGAAAAAACCATACCCCCACATGGAAAAATTATCAGGCAGTACCCTTCAGGAAGCATTCCAAAATATGAATGCAGCCCCTCCCGGAGCAGAACCACTGCAACCAACGCCCCCAGTCACTCCCCCAGCAGAACCACCAGCGCCGCCAGTACAAACCACTCCTTTACAAAAAGAGGGCGAAAAACCACAACCGACACCAACGGCAACTTTGCCGAAAGACGATAATACTGCGACACCTCCAGCAGAACCAAAAGCTGGTGACCAAACGCCTGCTACGGCCCCGCAAGAGGCCACAATCGAAGATCCTGTTTTTTACGGCCATCTAAGCAAATTGACAGATGGCGGTATCAAATCGGAAGAAGATTTGGTAGGCGTTCTTAACCACTATAATGAACTGTTGGAACAGGCAGAACAAGGATTTAAGCCAAAATACAAAGATGAACGAACAAGGATGGTTCACGAACTTTTGGCTGATCTCTCAGGACCGGAAGCGGCCCAAACTGCCATGCGCACTCTCCGTGCGGTATCCTTTAATCCAGAAGGGAAATCCCCAAAGGAAGTACTTTTTGAGGCTTATCTGGTTGATCCGAAAAACTCGGATTTGACACCAGACAAAGCCCATGAATATTTCCAAGCCGAATACGAACAAAAGTATGCCGACTTAGAGGGGAATCTTGTCAAAGAACGAGCCCTTGCTAACGAAGTGAAGGATGCCACAAAGTTAATTTCAGAGGTTTCTAAGTCGTTTAAGGCTGCCGAAGAGCAGCCGCAACAACAGGCACGACAAATCTCTGAAGAAGTGGAGAGAAACATTCAAAGTGCGGTAGACAACTTTGGAGGAATAAGGCTCGCGTTCACTGAAACCCCCCAGGAAAGCGACTTCTTGAACATGGTCATCGAGAACCCACAAGAACTCGAAACCTTGAAACAGGATGCCTTAAACCCCCAACAATGGTGGAATAATTTCATGGCTGAGTTCCAGACGGAGAAAGGATTTGATTATCCGTCCTTCGTCCGGGAATTTCATGAGATGCGGAACCACCAAAAGAAAGCTCAAATGGCATACGCGCATGGCTTAAAATTAGGTCAACTGGCCAAAGTTAATGAAGCCAGAAATGCGTCTGACCCCAAAAACCCGTCCCAAGTACCTCAACCGCCAGTGGTTGCCAAGAAAAAGGCAAACTCACCAGCGGAAGCATGGGCACAGGCAAAGGGAATTGAAGTTTGAGTTTTTTTAAAGACTAAATCTATCCTAAAGCGGATGAATTTAAACCTTTAAAAAAGAAACAAAAATGGCAAATACGAACGCAAGTGCAGTTCCGGGCATCAATGGTTCAGGCGGTCCATCAGCGACCTATGGAAACAGCGGTGAAAATTACGGACAGATTCTCGCGTATGGTCTAGTATCTAGTTACGATATCTACCAACGCGATTATTACAAGAAACTCATTCAGCGGGTGCCCAAAGCAGCGGCGCTTCAGTGGATGAGAGTAGTTAAAGGGTATATGGGAAAGCGGAAAGCGAAGCGCTTCCAGTACTACTACCATGAGAATGGACAGTGGATGTCGGCATCCGCTACGGTGACCACGGTTGTTGATAATGGCACGAATGCCACGATCACGCTGGCCCCTGGCGATCACCTGAATGGTGGAAAGCAATCATTCCCTGTAGTTGGTCAGACGGTTCTTTTCGAGAACCAAACAGCCGGATATGTGTATTCTGTGAACAGGACAGTTGACAGCGCCCACACGGTGACGGTTTATCCGGTAGACTCCACGAATTATAATATCATTGCAGCCGCAGTGGTTGGTTCTTCGATGGTGTTCTACTCCAATGCGCAACAAGAACAATCGTCCGCTACGGAAAGCCGTACTCCGAACACCGACAAGGTGACGAACTACATCCAGGCTTTCAGGGAATCTTACCTTGCCAGCGACTTTGCGCAGGGTAACGAAACAGAATTCGAGTGGAACGGTATTCCGTTCTTGCACCCCCTTGGGATTGATGAAATGATGGATCGGTTTGCATATCAGGAAGACTTGGCTTTATTGGTCAACCCAGCCTCTAATGCGCTTACCAATGCGAACTCGAAGAACATCCAAATGGCAACTGGTTTGATTCCTCAAATCAACGCAAATGGTAACACGCTTGAGTATTTTGGTACTCCTGACATGACCACCGTGGATGATGCGATTTTGATTCTGAACCGGTCCTACGGGGAGCATGACTACATCGTAGGTCAGGGTTTGAACTTAAACCTTGGCTGGAAAAACTGGCTTATTGATTTCAATTTGAATTCTGACAAAAACATCTCTTTCGATGCCTTTGACAAGGGCAAAGAACAGGCAGTTAGTTTGAATTTCAAGTCGATCAACATCGAGCCTTACAATTTACACATGCAGACATGGGATTGCTTGGCGCATTCTGATTCACTGGGTGCTGGAAACATGCCGTACAAAGATATGGCTGTCTTCATTCCCATGGGAACGACCATGAATCCTGAACCAGGTGATGGTTACAATGATCGTGAGCCTTACCTCCAGTTGGTATATGCCGACTGTGGTGGCGCAGCTCATGAGAACAAAGGTGACCACAGGGTATGGAGCGACGGTGCGTTGGCCCCTGGTGGAGCGACGAGCGATGCCGCATTCTGGAGGATAAATGCGATGTCGTACAAAGGGTTGGAAATCCGGTGCCGTAACAAGTTCCTGATTCTGACAAAAGCAGCATGATTTACAGGAAGGGGAAATTTTAACCTCCCCTTCCTTTTTTTAATAATTTAACCCCCAACTCAAAATGCAAATTCTAGACGATGTCAAAGAGTTAAGCCCGAAGTTGCTTAATTCCATTCCGAAATTAAAAGAGAACGATGTAGCCGTATTTCGGCTCAAAAACGCCTTTGTTAAGGACGGGAGCAGAGATTTTCCGTCATGTCCTGAATTCGTACAACTTTCAGGTGTACAACAAATAACCGATCCCTACGAAGTAGGCGGTCCAAAGTCTAAGAAAATAGCGACTTTCATAAAGGGCTATACTTCCATGGGTGGCGGATCACAAGCCCGACCGGTATATCAGGCCCTCGAATTCAAAAAAGGAGAATTGCGGACGTCAGATCCAGCGATTTATCAGTTCGCGATGCGGAACAAGGACAATGAATCCAATTTCTACCGTAAGCAGATGGGAGCAAAATTTGCCCCCAAGTTCGAGTTGGTTGGCACGAAGAGAGTCACTTCTTTCATGCAATTGGCTGATATGAGGTATCAAGCAGAGAAAATGATACGCGAAAGTTCATGGCAATACCTCAAAGAGGTAGCAGCCAAAATGAACACCAGCCCAGATGCCAAACTTCATGTGAAATCATTCCTAGAAGGCTTTACAAATAAGCCAGATGAGGTAAAATACGAACTTATTCAGTTGGCACATACTTTCCCTAAACAGGTAATGGGTGCCCATCCTGACCAGAAAACACAATTGAGGGTTCAGATTTACGATGCCCAGGTTTATGCTGTTTTAACATTCGATGGCGGCGCTTATTGGTTAGATACCGATACCGACATGGTAGAACTTCATAAGCCTGAAGCAGACATCGATAAAGTTGAATCCTTGATCACTTATTTGATGAGCGAAGAAGGGAAAAAGAACTACCAGTTATTCGCCAAGATGCTACGGCAGGCGTTAAACGTGACCAAATGAAATTTAAGGACCGCTTTAGGAAGGTGGGGGAAGCGAGAATCGGGTGTAGCCATCGTTAAGGTGGCTCACCCTTTTCAGTTTTAATAATTTTATTTAAAATAAAAAAGCAATGGCATTATCAGTGGTAATTACAGTAACATTCAGTAGTACACAAGTGATTGTTACTGATACCACAGGTAATTACAATGCTTCTACTAATCCAGGAGGGTATGGCGCACCAAATCCAGCCTTCAACACATACGCCCATTATGTAGTACTCAAAAAGAAAAATGTCAATTCAGCCGACACAGTACTTGTACTTGATTCTTACAATCCTTTAACCGCGACAACATTCACTTACGAAAGAACGATTGACGGATGGTATGAAGCCTCAAAACTGAACATACCAATTTGGAGTTCAGGAAGTTATGTGAGTGGGAATGTAGTAGAATATGCCGGAACAGTCTACCAAGCGAATACCACGACCAGTTCTACGCCAGGCGCTGACGGAACTTGGGCAGCGGTAATTGATTTTACAACAATCATTGGAAATTCTTCAATTATCACCACGATACTTGGTCGGAGTACGGCTTATAATGCCGCGACGTATTGGTCAAATCAAATGGCAGGCTATACCCAAAAAGGACTTCTAGGTATTCCAGAGGACGATTCGCAAAAAGAACGCCTTGACAATATTTACACACTTATTCAGTGTATTCAGTCAGCCGATCAATTAGGTGACAATTTGGACGCTGAATCAAATGCAGAGGGATTAACGACATTGGGAGCAGTTTGGAATTTTGCCGATGGCGCACAATTTTAAAAAATGGGTGTACCAAGCCAAATAAGCACACAAGCAAACGCTATAATCCTTGCGGCCACAAACCGCATGATACAACTTGGCGCCCAAGCCTCGAATAACATCGTCAACGGAATAGAGTCTAAAAAACAGTTAAAAACAGCAAAACAAATTCTCTATTTGTTGACGGCGTATGTTCATCAGGCCGACATGACGATGGCATTGTCAGATAGCCTTCTATATGCTTTGCGGCAACTTTCAGGACAGTATTCATTCCCCGGAGTCAGTCCAATAGTAGGGCAGGCCCTCAACGTTCAAATAGTTCTTGCTGGAAATAACATCATCTTCTACAATCAAGGTGCCCTTTTGGGAGTTGCCTCACAGGTAGATTTTGAAGGAATTATCGCTGCACTATCGGCAGGGCGATTAACTGTTTCGCTTCCGGCAGGGACGGTTGATTATCTTGGAGACTACGATGCAAGTTCTAACAATTTCCCATCCACAGGGAGTGGGTCCGCAGGTATAGTGAAGGCAGGGAATATGTGGAATATCTCTGTTGGTGGTTCACCAGGAGGGGAAGGATTATCCGCTGGGGCCACGATAATGGCAAAAATTGACAATCCGGGACAAACATTAGCAAATTGGAAAATATGGTTCTAAGAAAATTATTAATTCTGATTTTATTTCCACTAGCTGCCTGTGGGCAGAGCGTCGATGGTGGTTTAAAAACCTTAGTGGCTTCTGGAACTAATACCTATACGATTCCAGAGCCATTGCCAGCAGTGTATACCACAAATGAAAGGTTCCTTGTAAGATTTACCAACGGGAATACTGGAGCAGCTACCCTTAACAGAAATAGTCTCGGAGCAAAAGCACTTCAATTTTCAGGTGCAGTAGCACTTGCAAGTGGGGATCTAAAAGCAGGCGATACAAGGATTGTAAGTTACAATGGGACTTATTATCAAATTGCCGATACACATCCTTTTTCAAGTACCGGAAGTGGAATTGTCCCTTCTTCAGGTGGTGGAACAACAAACTTTTTAAGAGCAGATGGTTCATGGGCGCTTCCACCAGGAATCAGTAATTCCGCCTTGAATAATGAATTAGCAATGTCAAACGGCACAAATGTCGTTTCTTCAGGGCTTTTCGGAGATGCAGCCGGAGATTTGAATTTAGGAAGTTCATCTATTTCTGGTGGCACCAGAACGATCGCTACGGCTGGTAGCGCAAGTCTCATTGATTTGGCATTTGCAAGCAAGAGTGGAAATTTTACATTCGCACAAGTTGGTGGTGGTAATCCAACCATTCAACCAGCAAGTGGAACCACTGGAATGAGTTTATATGGAGGTTTCTCTGGCAGTATAGGTGCTTTGACACTTGGATCAACTTTAACGAGTTCTCAATTAATAAACCTCCAATTCACTACATCTACATCCTCTTTAACTGGAAATGGTGTTTTTACTTTGACACTATCACATTTGGTCGGACAAGGCGGACCACCAGCCATTGCAGCAGGCGTGGGAGCTGGGACAAGCCCAACAGTAAACATAACGCGTGGGTCGGATACAGGAGGGTTGATCTCTGTGTTGACTGGCAGTAGCCCCACAGCGGCCTCAATTATCGCTACAATTACGTTTAATGCTGCGTATGCTTCTGCGCCGTCGGTGGTTTTAATTCCAGATAACGCCGCTGCAATAGCTTTAGGAGCCAATGGAGGATATGTTAATAATTCAGAGACTACAACAACTTTTTCTTTCAAGGGCACCCTTTCAGCCACGACTACTTACACTTGGAAATACCATTGCATTCAATGACAAAAATTATGAAAAAATTACTTTTCTTATTTTTCACAGTCTTATCATTCGGAGGATTTTCCCAGGATGTGAAAATTAGCGCCATGACTTCTGCCACTGATTTGAGTGGAACCGTCTATGTCCCAATCCTACAGGGAGGCGTTAATAAAAAGGCATCAGGTAGTCTTTTTGTGTCAACATTACTTACTGGGGCTACGTCAATAACCGGCAGTTCTTCGAATACCTTTCAATTGAATTTTCCATCTCTTGCAACAACGCAAACTAACGGGGCAGGATTATGGTTACAAAATGCCACAGCAGCCGCAGCGGGAGCCCAACAGATTTCACCATCACTTGTTTTTGAGGGACAAGGATGGAAAACGCAATCTACGGCGGCAAGTCAATCAACCAAATTTTTATGGTACGCTACTCCGGTTCAAGGATTGACTAATCCTACAGGAACTCTTGATCTATACTGGAATGTAAACAATGGTTCGAACACGAAGGTATTTACGATTAACTCGGTTGGAAATTTAGTTACGGCTGCGAATGCTTCTATATTCCCTTCTTCAGGTTCTCTTTCGGTAAGTTCTACTACTACTTTAAACCTTAACCAAGGAAGTACGGGTGATATAAACATCGGAACAAGTTCCAATTCAGGGAATATTACGATAGGGAATGCTTCATCCGCGTCTTTGAATTTTGGGATTGCTCCTACGAATTTAACCTTAACGAATGCCACCGGATTGCCTTTGACTACAGGAGTGACTGGAGTGCTTCCCGTGGCTAATGGAGGGACCAATGTTACTTCGGTAACATCTGCACCAACAGCTAGCGCATTTGCAGGATGGGATGCTAATAAAAATTTGTCTGCTAATAATGCATTGCTTGGATATACCACAACTGCAACGGCGGGAGCAACAACAACTCTTACGGTTTCAAGTACAGAAGATCAGTATTTCACTGGAACTACTTCCAATCAAACTGTTACACTCCCAGTAACGTCTACGCTTGTTTTAGGTCAGCAATTTAGAATTTATAACAATTGCACATCCAGCGGAGTTGTGACAGTTCAGAGTTCAGGAGCAAATACCATTATCGCATTGAATGCGGGGGACTTTTTAATTGTAAAATGTATCTTGACAAGCGGAACTGGAACTGCTTCTTGGGATTCAAAATACTATCCCATTTATCCATTGACAAATCAGGGCGATATACTTGTTGGCGGCGCAGTTGGGGCAAGTGGATATGCGACTCCTACACGTGTTGCAGTCGGCGCAAATGGAAATGTTTTGACATCCAATGGAACTACATGGACAAGTGCGGCACCAAGCGGAGGACTTTCTGGGCTAAATACAAATGGGATTGTTTATGCCACAAGTGCAACAACCGTGGCGGCTCCCACTGATTTTACTTGGGATGCTACCAATAAAATTGCAGTTATCGGACCAAACTCAGGAACGCCAAAATTGGGATTTGCCGGTGGATCAGGAAATTTCGCTATATCGGCTAATCCTAGTACTGGTGAATTTAAATTTTTTACAAACACAGGATATTGGGAAAGTTTCTATGTATCAAACGGTGAAGCTGCACGTTTTTATAATAATACAAATCGTGATTTTCTTTTAGGAAGCACTTCTGATAATGCACATTTTTATAATGTACAAAGCGCTCTTTCAGCTTCATGGATACCAACAATGCGAGTTGACCCAGGTGCGCATACTGCAATGACCGCAGGAACAGAGTTTCCAGAAACGGTTTGGACTGGCAGTACACAAACATGGGCAGCAGGATCTTCAACACTTGCTCTTCAACGCTATCACTATTTTAAATCCCCTACTGTTAATGCTGGCTCAGGGAATACGATTACTGATTCTTATAATGGTTATTGGGAAGTCCCAACTAATGGGAGCGGAACTACTACCAATTTGTGGGCACTTGGTACAAATGGAGCAGCAAAAATAGGAGGTTCAATAACCGTAACCGGCACATCTAATAAAATTGCTGGGACAGCAACCAATGACGCAGCATCTGCGGGAAACATTGGGGAAGAAATTAATGCAATTCAAAGTACCTACACAAATTTCACTACAAGTGCGACATATCAAAACATTACTTCAATTGCTTTAACCGCAGGCGATTGGGATATTTCTGCCTTTTTTACTTATAGTTCGAATTCAGCGACTATAACCGCATCCTCAAATGCAATATTTGTAGTAAGTACAACAACCGCTAGCGCCTCGGGATCAACCGAAGGTCAAAATATATCCTATGTTCCACAAGCAGCCCTTTTAGGGACCTCAAAATTCACGGATGTAATTGGACCTTATAGAATTAGTTTGAGTGGTAACACTACTTATTATTTAAATGCACAAGCAACATTTACAGTAGGCAATCCTCAGTTCGTTGGTTCAATTAGAGCACGTAGAATTAGGTAAATTATGAAAAAACTATTTTTACTTTTTGCACTATTTTCATTTTTCTCATGTGAGTCGCAAGGATATCTTTCAGCACCTCAGACAGTCCCCAGACCATATTCAATTTTTCATGATATTGCCGGATGGTGGCGTGCTGATGCGATAACTGGTTCATCTGGATCATATTCATTCACTGATAAAAGCGGGAATAATAATCCGATGATCCAACAGGCTGGCACTCTTACGACTGGAACAGGGGTGAATAGTCAAGCAAAAGTTACTGGGAACAGTTCTGCCTATCTAAATTCTGCGTTCTCTACAACTAACTGGCCAATATTTACAGTCACTATTGGCGTTCGCGCAAATAATGCTTTATGTGGCTTTTTTGGTCATCAAGGTGCTAGCGGCACAAATACACTTTGGAATGGTTACGAAGCAAGTAATAGTAATGTAATTTACAATACCAATTCTTCGCCAAATACAACTTCAGAAGCCGGAACGATCGCGGCTTATGGCGCTGAACTTGGATGGGGATCACGTCGCACATTCATTAATGGTGTTATACAGGCAACATATACACTTCCAAGTGTCGTGCAATCAGCAGCACTTGCCACTTCCATTGGCACGCAATATCGCGGTTTAAATTGTGATTGGTATGAAACTCTAGTTTGGACTCGTCCACTTAGTCTAAGCGATATGGATGAATTGAATGCTTATCTGAATAGCAGATATAGCATGTCGATTCCTTTATGGTCTAGTTATACTGGCGTAAATGTTGTTTTTATTTGGGGTCAATCAAATGCTTCAGGGCGTGGAAATCCGAAATCTTATCTAACAAGTCCTTACAATACTGCTCAAACAGGAGTGAAAGTTTGGACGAATCTTGCTGATTATACTCAACCACTTGGAACATCATGGCAAACTTTGGATGAGTCGGCAAATAATAATATGCTTGGGGATGGCTCATTGGCTTCCACTGATTTTGGCTATGAAGCTAGTATAGGCAATGCATACATTACTCGCGTTGGTGGGACCGTTTATCTTCACAAATATGCTGTAGGAGGAACAGCTCTTTACAATAATGGCGGCGGGGCATTATTCTGGCTTCCTACAGATAATACGGTTGTTCCAAATTCAGGGCTGAGACTTTACAGCACCTTAATGAATAATTGGACGGCTGCTCTAATAGCCTTTCAGACGGCCAGCCAACGGCCTGTCATGGTCGCCATTGTTGGAACACAAGGAGAGCAAGACGCAACAATTTCCGCTGCCGCTAGTGCATATCAGGCAAATATTACGACCTTCTATAATACACTTAGACCTGAATTAGGAACCGATGTTAAAGGCGTATCGGCACCAGTTTGGATAACAAGATTACCAAATGGACAGGCTAGTGAGACTTATCTGAGCACTGTTCAGACAGCGCAGACAAATGCGGCGGCAGCATTGGCCAATGCAAACTTATTCAGCACAAACTCATACAGTTTTCAAGGAGATGGGATTCACTTCAGCAATGCGAGTTATATTCAGATAGGAATAGACTTGGCGAGGCAATTTTAAAATGCAGTTCAAAATTACATATTGCAGGAAGGGAGTTTTAAGCTTGGTGCCATTTACTGAAAAAGTTATTGCACCTACAGTTTCGCTTGCTAAGGAAATGTTTATGGCAAAACATTATTCGGAACAAGTCACTATTCAAAAGATTGAATTCATATGAGAATACTAAAATCTATTTCAAATATTTTTGGCACTATCCTCATAATTGCTGGTATCGCTTCGGCTATAATTGTAATGAGTTCGAAATATGCTGAACTTTTCATGTTTATCCCGTCATTTTTGCTGATTGGGATTGGAAGTCTATTTTTAGATTCAAAAACATAAACCTTTTAAATATGGAAATCAAACCAGGTCACTACGCAATCAAACTTCAAGGCAAGGTTATTCCTGCTCGTTGGGATGGGGAGAATTGGCATCATGAATATGGGACAGAGCCAGCCGAACAGGTTATTCATCCCATTGCCCTAGCATGTCAAACCGGATGCGTTTGCACAACCAATCCAGATGGGACGGTAAATGTAAATTGCAATCCAAAGCAGTGAAAAGACTGTGGATCATATTTCTTGCCTCTATTGTTTGGGCTGCGTTTAGCAAAGTCCAAGGAGTAGGATTTAAAGAATATTCCATGTTCCCTTTCTCCAGTTTGAAAATGATCTGGCCTATTTACTTTTGGAACATCTGCATTAATATAGTCCCAATTGCTTACATATGGACATTGTGGACTCAAGAGACAGAAAGGCCAAAAGAATTGAAATGGATTGCATTGGTCATAACTGGTAAACTTTTCGATTTCATGCTGGAATGCAACCAGGCGCGATTTAGTATAGGTTGGTATGCCGTGAGTTACGACACTTTAATATTTGGTTGCATAAGTTTAATTTTGCTGAGGGCTTACATCTATGGATAATGGAAGAGTTTATAGTTGGCGGCAGTTTTTTAATCCTTACAGTATTGACAAGTGCTGTAATTTTCTTTGCCAAAACTTATAATTCGAATAAGGCAAAGGATTTGAAACTTAAAGAGAAGGAGAAAGAATTGAGTGTAAAAAACCAAGTCATTATTTTACAAAAAGAAATCATCGAACATCAAGCAAATACTTTCCCGCTCAATCACGACAATTAAATGGCAAGGATACTGCAAGATGTTATAGATAGGTTAAGTAGACTTGAGAAAAAGACTGAGACGCTTGAACGTGGGGTTTACGGAGATTCAAAAAATGAAATCAAAGGTTTAATTCGAAATATCAGTGAGTTACGCGAGAGTGTTGAAGAGATACAATCCAAATTGGAAATACTATTGGAAACATTACAGAATCAACCTGTTAGAAATAAATCAATTAATTGGAAAAAAATCAGTTATATCATTGCCGGGCTTAGCACTATTGGCGGTGCATGTTGGAAAATTTATCAGTGGATTAACGCACTCAATTAAAATGAAAATACTCATTGTTGAGGATGATGACGATCGCAGAAAACTTCTAAAGAAGTATTTGCAAAGTAATGCGGTAGAGGTTTTCAGCGCCCGTGATGGTTATGAGGCTTTGGTCTTATTGAAAAAATGTAGAGTGGATCTGATAATGTCGGATGCCAATATGCCTGGAATGGACGGTTATCATTTTGCGGGTGAGGCTAAGAGCGATCCTAACATAAAAGATACTCCATTTTTTTTGTATAGTTCCAGTTACATTCCAAGGTCAAATATTGAACTTGCATTAGAATTGGGGGCTGATCGATGTTTGGTCAAAAATGAAATAAATGAAATTGGTGAGGAGGCTCTACATTATCTAAACATAGGACAATGAAACAGCAAGGAAAATTTTTATTATTTGAATTTCAGGAGTTTGCTACTTGGCTAGCAGGTCTTACCGTTCAACGTCCTATAAAACTCATTCAAAATCATCATACTTGGCGCCCTAACTATGCAGAGTTTCGCCAGTTGCCAGATCCATTTCATTGGCTTCAGTCTATGGAAGAATATCAAATGACACAGGAAGGATTCTCACAGATAGCACAAAACCTTTCAACTTATCCAGATGGCACGTTGGCAGTCTGTAGACCTTTCGAAGTTCCTCCGGCCGGAATATCAGGGGCCAACCATTTCGGTTTATGTATTGAGCATCTTGGCGATTTCGACAATGATGACATGACGCAAGAGCAAAAAGACACTGTGGTAAAACTAAATGCAATTCTTTGTAAAAAATTCGATATCACAATTAATACTGATGGCATTCAATACCATCATTGGTGGGACATTGTGACAAGTCAGCGTACAAATGGCACAGGACAGGTAAAGAGTTGCCCTGGTGTTAAATTCTTTGGTGGCAATTCTGTAGAATCATGTGAGAATAATTTTATACCTTTAGTTAAGAACGCACTCCAAACACTATGAATTTATTAATCTGGTTTTCTTTTACATTGCTTATGGTGATCATCAACTGGCAACTAATTGAGCATCAAATTTATCCTTCTCATCCGCTGAACGCGATAATAACGTGTGCACTCGCCGCATTATTCGCAATGATAGATAAGAGACCAAAATGGTTCACGGTTTTGTGTGCCTTATTCACCTATTGGTTTGCGTTCGATACTTTGCTGAACATTTTCAGGCATGAACCTATTGCCTATCTTGGCACAATAAGCAAAGTTGATCTTATTTCTGAATATCTCATTCCTTATAGCGGCCCAGTGTTTTGGTTTAAACTGATTCTCTTCCTTGGATTCACTCTTGCGTACTATTTCAACTATGATAAAGACGGAAATTTAAAGTATTAATGTCAGTGCTGAACAACATAAATAAGCCAACCGAACCAAAGATTAATCATTTGATTGCTTATTGTGGAACGGCTGGAGTTGGGGTCATCTCAACGGGATTAATGAACGAGAATCATTTGATTGCCTACGCTGGATTATTCCTAGTAGGATTTCCGATAATTGCAGTATTTTTACCTTCTAAACTTTAAATTTTATGAAACCAACTTCGAACATCAAAGACACATTGACATCAATCGCCGGTGCGTGTCTTTTACTATCTGGCGCAGTATTGGGAGCCTCTCAATACGGGATCGTATTACCATCCGTAGTATTGGGAATCGCTGGCAGTGTTGCCACTATTTCCGGGGGCGTTATCGCATATCTGACTGGCAAAAATCCAGATGGATCAACCAAAAGTCCTGATCAGGTAGCTAATCAAAACACTCAAGCAAAATGAGCGCAATCACAAAAGACCTCGCAACCCTCAAGGCCGAAGAACAAAAGATTTGGAATGTCATTCTTGTTGTGATTCACAAAGTAGAAGATGCACTTCAAAAATTCATGGTGAATGACATCACTATTATCGTTGGTATTGTCAGCAAGGTAAAAACCGCCATTGAATCACAATCGGCTACCGTTGTAGCTGATGTCCTCGATGTGCTTTTCAAATCGCAGATTCCAACAGAAATACTTGGAGTTGTCAAACTGGCTTTGGTGAAGGCTATGGCCTACTTGGCAGCGGTTGAATTACCAACAGACTTCAATAATGAGGAAGCACTTAAAACATGGCTTACAAACGTCCTCGCCATTCTTAAGGTAAAGCCAAATAAATCGGAAATATTCTCAACCATCTTCGCACATCTTTTGATGGAAGTGAGGGCCTTTACTTCCAATGGAGTTGCCCCGACATTTGCTCAGGCTATTGCATTTGGGGAGGAAGAATATCAATTCATCAAAACCACTTTAGCTGACGCACCGTCAGCATAAGATATTTGCCTTAACGTTCATCATTTAAAGCCAACAACTTTAACGGAATTTTTAGTTTTTTGGGTGGGAAAGGGGTTTGAAGGCAAAGCCCCTTTTTTTATTTTAAATAGATTGGAGTCTATCAATTTCCGCCGCCGTGAGAGCTCCTGCAATGATGAGGCGTTCTTTCAATGGCTTTGATATCATTTTATACCATATTTCACCATTCCACCCAATTGGAGGTATTTTGGATGGATCCACTTTGATCAATTCGATTGCCGCATATCTCAATTGTCCTTTACTGTTATAGAGTACATCATCAGTGGTAGTCCGATGATGTTTCTCGATCTGTTCTGTACGTTCAACTAGAATCTTATTTATTCCTGAATCTTTGCTAAAGATATTTCTGGGTGCTCCTTGGAGAATGAATTCTTCTGGTGTCATGGCTTATGTTTTTTGATATACGTAATAAATATTACAATAGAAGCAGCAAATTGTCCCCATACAAGGAAACAACCAATTAAAAATTGCCAGTTTCATGGTTTATAAGGATTAGATGATTTTGATTTGTCACCGACTGTTCTTCCGGCTGCTTGAATATTTCGCCAATCATAGCCTTTTTGGAATCCCTCTTCCCATGCTTCTGCCTTTTGAGATTGGCAATATAGTTCGGATACTGCATTAAAGAAGGAATCTAAATTATCAGAAGGTCGTCCTTGTCTCATAAGACTTTTAAAATCCGGCAATCCCCATTTTTTAGCAATTTCATCCTTAGCCTGTTGAAGTGTTAAAGCCATGATTATTTAGATTATTTAGATTTTTTCCATTTCTTATCACCTCGATGCATCCATGCAGGCTCATGTCCCAATGCCCTATAAATTGAAGCTGCTAAAGATTCAAGCGTTTTCATTCCTGAAAGAGTTGCATAACAACCTTTGCCCCCAATCCATAAATATGCGCGCGGCCCTGTCCCAGTAATATGCAATTCAGCATTCCCAGGCTGCGCTATAGATTCACCGTCTTGAAGTTTAAATTTTGTTCTTCGTGCCATGATTATTTTGTTTTGCGCGTAATGTGAAAATTTTCTTCTATTGTCGAGAGTTTGTTATTGCACTCTTCATACATTAAAAGCATTTCAACCCATAATTGACTTTGATCTTCCTGCTCTTTACTGTCTACAACTTCCTCCTTCACGGCAGAAGATTCGAGGTGGTTAACTTCGGCATAATTAGATAAAAGTCTTTCAATTTGACTCCAAGTCAAATCGCAATCATCAGACTCATTATCAAAATTTATTTCTTTTCCAGATGCGCTCAAAAATTCTCTTGGTGTCATTTTTATTTTCGATTAATTGTGAAATTCTTCATTATTAAATCTCTTCCGTCTTGGGTGTGCTCTTTTAAATTGTATAATCTGATTGCCTCTATCCAAAGTTGATTTTGGTCTGTCTCCCCCTTCACGCTTGGGGCAGACTTCTTGCCGTAGAGCCAGCCAAGTCTAAAAGCATGCGGGTTAACACCTTCTTTAATTTGGTGGTTTACTTCCTCCCATTCTTTTTCCCAACCTTCGAGAATAGATTTCTCCTTTTGTTCCTCCTGCTCCGTGGGCTTCTTTAAGCGGGCAATTTTATTATTCATTAATCTTGAATTTGGACTATTAAAAATTTGTTTTGGTCTGTCTATAATCTCCCCCTCAACTCCTTCAATAGCGTAGGGCTTGCCGAACTCTGTAGAGCCGGACAATAATGAATATTCTTTGCAAAGTTTATTGAAAATAAATTCCTTGTCTTGCTCTTGGTCTACTTCGATGGTGAAGGAGGCGAGCCAGTCCCTATATTTTTCATCATAATCTTTTAATTTAATTTTATTGGCCTGGATTATAGGGCAAACTTCACCGCATTCTCCATTGCAGTTCTCATTGCAGGATAATGATACTCTGAGTCTAATAGGCATCGGCTCTATAGTCACCAGAATTTTTCCGGGCTGAAACATTGCATATTTGGGGATGAAGGGAGTCATGGCTTGGGCTGGTTAATTGTAATCCGCGATTATATTTACTTCATGAGTGCCATAGCAATTGTTATCCTCAAAATTAACGGGCAATACTGAAATTTCCCCAGCATTGTCAGGCCGATTTAGGTATTTTTTAATGTTAGACCGAATGACTGAAAGATGTGTCAAAATTTCCTGTTCTGTTTCGCAATTGATTTGAACATTAATCTGGAAGCCTGTTTGGGTTTTCATCTCTTATAGTGGGTTAGTGGTTACGAGGATCTTCATTGTGGTCTTTTATCCATTCAGGAACAATTATAGGCTCATCATCTTCGTCATCGGCCATCATCGCGTGATAGCATGGAACGCAGTAACCAACCTCAATGGCATTTTTACCAATTAATAGTTTACCGCATGATTTACATTTTGGTTGTTCGATATGTTTGCTCATAAGATCAAGATTGTTTTGGGGGTGAGGGTAAGGGCATCCAGTGAGTATTATAGGATGGTATTTTTGATTGAGATGGGACAAAATATCCAACTGACATAAATTTGTCTCTGGAATCCCAAATTAAAACATATTGATAATCTTCTGGTTTTCGTTCGCTTGTTTTTATCCATTCTTGTGTCATAGGTGCTCTATACGTTTAGGGTGAGGTCAAATTTATTCCAAAGTGTTATCCATGCTTTCTCTGCCGTTTGTTCGACAACGGAATTTCCCGCCATGCGAAGAAGGTCTTCTCTAAAGTTGTACCCATCAATTGAAAGACCCATGCGGGATTCAACATGAGGTTCTTCCCATTCGAATTGTTCCTGACCTGGTCTGGCTGGCCATCTATTCCCTTCCTGTCCTTCAATGCCTTTGGTCGTAATGGTTTGCCAACGATAGCTGGATGGTTCGATAATGCAATTTGACCGTAATTCGCTTTGTTCGGAATCTTGTTCGCTTCCGCAATGTTGGAGATGGCCAATATATTCCTTGGTAAAAGTTCTTCGGCCCCTTTCCTTCTGTTTGTTGGGGTCAATCCGTTTTTCGGATGCCCATCGTCCGATGTATCCGGTGTAGACCAGTTCACTACTTGAGTTTGTAAATCTTGTCCACCTTGTCCATGAAACCCCGGACTGTTTGCGGCATTTGATTTCGGTGTTGCCCATTGACGAACTTGCATACTCAATGGAGTTCCTCCTTGTTTGTATTTTGTTGTCCTGTTTGAATCGTTGGCAGTATGAGTTGTCCACAGCAATAATGAACAATCTTTTTCTCTGGTGAGGAGCACCAACTTCTTCCGCACTGAATATTCCTTCTTCAACCGTGTAACCAAGTTGTTCCAAATCTGATCTGACCTCTCTATAGCCAAGTGTGATATGTCCTGGGACGTTCTCGAAGAAGCAGCAAACAGGTCTAATTGTTCTGATGAGGTCTTTAATGTATGGCCAGAGATGTCGTGGGTCTTCTGTTCCTTTTCGTTGTCCGGCAACTGAAAACGGTTGGCAAGGATAACCTCCTGTGAGGATGTCCACCATTCCGCGAAAAGGCTTTCCGTTGAAGGTTTTAAGATTCGTCCAGATAGGTGCTTCATCCAATACACCTTGCTCCATTTGTTGAACCAGATTTTCGCAGATAAAGGCTTCGATCTCCACATGAGCGAGTGTTCGGAGTTTTGTGCCAGTTCTTTCAATTCCACGTTCAAGTCCTCGTGACCCCGTGCAGAAAGAAATGTTTGTCTTAAATTTTGAGGCACTATCCACATGGGGTTTCATTTTGCTCTATTAGTACTTATTGGGGAGAATCCTTTAAAAAAGTGTCACGTATCCAATTTCGGCATTCTGGCACTCTTTTGTACAATTGACCAATTTCAGCTTCATTTCGGTCAAAAACCAACTGGTGAACCCTTTTCTCCTTCGAGATATCAAACTTCCACTCGTTCAAATCGCTTTGGAAGTCAAAGCCTGGATAGTCCGTATTAAACTGAGCCAGATCAAAGATGTGATTCCGCTCAATTTGCTTGCATTTCTCGATATAGTCTGGGCTGATGCTGGGGTCAATAAGGTCCATTTGCCTAGCAATCTTGAATTTCTCGTCTGTGATCAGTTTTGCGGGCGTGTTGACAAGGCAATAAGCCAGCCTAAAACGCTTTGCTTTGACCAATAGGCCCAGATAGGAGTTGCCCTGCCATTTGTAGTCGTGGTTCATCTTCTTGTCCACAGTGGCGTTTAAATACGTAATTAAAGACCATGAACTTTTTACATCTATCACCTCTTCAGCGTCCTCGATGGCGTCGGCGCCGTCGTATAGGTCAGGGAGTCCCGTCAGGAAGCGATTAAATAGGCGCTTTTCGTTCTTTTTGAAGGACTTCTTATTGACTCTGGAAAACAGGGTTATGGAGTTTTCTTCTACCGTGGTGCCCTTCTCCAAGTATTTGCTGCCTATTTCCTCCGTCCGGCCAAACATCTCCTGCGCGTACACCTTGATAAGGCGCTTTTTGCAAGTTTCGGACAGTTCAGGGTTGTCACGTTTGTCGATCAACCGGGCCAATTCCTTTTCCTGGTTGTCGGTGAGCGGTTTGGTCTTCCGCTTTTCCAGAAGTTCTGCAACTGTTTTTAGTTGAGTTTCGGTTATTTCTCCATCTCTTGATGAAGTCATGATATCCCCCGTGGCGCTGGCTCGTATTAAAATTTCGTCGATGTTCATAATCCTAAATATAGTTTGATCACATTATTACAGTATTCGATCAATTGCTGGAGTGGTTTAGTGTTCATAAAAAATACAACCGCGCCAAATGCGGCAATCCAACCGCTGAGAATCAGCAATAGGCACAAATGACGCGGTATATCTTTGATGTTTTCAATGTTGGATTGCATGGCAAATATACAATTATTTTCCTTTGAGGTCAATAAGGCGCTGATTGTATAGATCAGTCAAAGTTGTGGGCAAATTTTTGCCATACTTCTTTAATTCTTCGGTAGTAGTAGCATCTTTTATCAATAATGCTATCCTTTCCTCTTCCTTGTTGATATCTGGGCGAACATCCTTTGCCTTTTTGAAAGCATAGTCTACGGTTGTGTCTCCGTCTTTGATGGCTGTGCCAATACCGATAAGTACAACCAAATCATCAGCGGTCAAATGATCAAGTGCGGCTTTGCCAATGGCGGACAAAACCTCAGCTTCACTGACATTGTAGGTGTCCTTCAAGCCATTTACCACCTGGCGCCGCTTTGCTTTCAGTTTGGTTTCATCGGAGACATCGCCTGTGATGGTTTCTTTGGCTGCACGGTAGACTTTATCTACCACAGCTTTTGGAACTACGGCCAAAACAGCGTTACGCAAAGCAATTGAATTTGCAGCATTGCCAGTGACCGTGATCATGTCATCGTTAAAGCGTCCTTGTCTTCCAACAATTGAACGTTTGACTTCCACTTTGATAGCCAAATTGCTCTCGAGATCCCAACAAACAGAATGGGAGGTTACTTGTTTGGCATCAATTGAAACTACTTTGGCTTCCACTCGGAGATTACCCCATTGCTGGGCAATGATTTTGGCAAGATATACAGATGGTCCTGTGATCGCCTTTCCACCACGGGGCACAGAATAAGTGCAAGTTTCAGCGGTTTCTTTGTCCATAGTGACAATAGCTACTGAATTGTTGGTTGCCCGGGTGATGTTGCGAGGGAAGGCATGGGCAGTTGCAATTTGCTGATCAATCTGGGCTTTATCGGCCTGGAATATTGCGTCTGGAGTTGTCTCTACAATGGTTACTTCTTCTTCTTCTTTGCTCATATAGTTTGTTGTTTTTTTTAATTAAGTCTGGATTTTGAAAATTTTTTTGGATTGAAAGCCACTGTTTTCTCAACGACATTGTTAAGGGCTTTCGTCATGCAGTAGTGGATATCAATCATTGGCCGTTTGGCTTTCAGGGAACGTTCAATATTCACCAACCCAACGCATTCTTCTCCTTTGTAGCGTATCCATTGCATCCAAGGCAATGCCGGATTTTCAAGATACTTAGGCAATGTGATTTCTATTTCATTCATGCTTTAAAAAATTCTTTGTAATATTCTTCTTCGCTATCGCTTTTGCCTTTTATGCAAATTATTGTAGATGGTGAGAGCCAAAATTTTATAGTGAAATCATCTAAAACCATCCAGCGTGTGATTCCGTCTGTGGGGATTTCCATTGAAGTATAGAACAGTTCACCTTCAAATTCTTTTGTCTGATATTCGCGAGGTTCCCAGCAATGATCAGGTGGCTGAACTTTTGATTTATGAAATTCAAATTGACCATTTCCGTTTGGAATCATTATTCCAAAGTTTGTCAGGAATGATCTAGTGTTTACAAAAACTATTGTATCACCCGCCTTGATGGTACTCCCTCTCCAGTCAGTCATAATCCGCATTTTTTACGATCCTCTTCCTGCATGTATTCAACCCCATTTATTAAGTCGTAATTGTTACGCGAGTCTTTCATAGGTCCCGCTAATCGTTTCATAGACTCATACTCCCATCATTTCTTTAATCGCTGGAGGCAAATCTTTCATTTCTCTTTCGATCTTTGCTTGCGAAACTTGGGCATACAATTTCGCAGTGATCATGGGGTTGGAATGTCCTAAGAACTTAGCTACCGCCTCCATCGAGTAGCCCAACTCCAACGATATAGCCCCAAAAGTTTTTCTTCCAGAATGAGATTTCATTTTGCGACCCACTAAATCGCTGATCAGATTTTCGCATTTGTACTGGAACCATCGCCGTGAGAATTTGACAGGCCATTTGTAGCGTGCGATTATCTTCGTTGCGTGAGGCAACAAAGGAAGCATACATTCTGAACCTGTCTTTTTTCGCTTGTACTTGAGCCATCGCCCATCCTCTGAAATGTGAGTTTTGGGCTTGAAGATCATGCCGTCTGCTAACCCCATACCGCTCAAAGCCAGCAAGCAGAAGAAGTCGCGTGGGAATGCGTCTTCCGGATCTTCCAATGGTGCCTCTATTAAAGTTTGCAGTTCTGTCCAATTTAGAAACTCATCTTCTTCCGATTCTTTGGGAGGGGATGGTTTGAAAAGTCCTTTGGGAAGATCAATGTTTAGCGAATTCTCGTCTATGTAATGACCCAACACTCCGCAGAGTCTCACATACGCCTGGTGTTCACTGGAAGGACTCAACTTCAATTTATGGATGAACTCCCGAATGATGGCTCCGCTCATGTCTCGAATAGGTTTGTCGGCATAACCTTTGGTTTTCAATTGACTCAAGAGAGTGCGTTTATCTTCTAGGGTTGATTCCTTCACCTTTTTGGTGCGCATGTAATAATCAAAGGCATCTTTAACGGTATGGTTCTGCAATGATGCGGTGCGCTGACGTACAAATTCTTCCCATAACATTTCAGGTGTCATGCCCGGGATAAATATTTTCTTGATGGCCTCAGAAGTGGAGTCCATGTAGTTTTGAACTCCAGGCAATCCACAAATTTGCTTTTCAGAATCGAACTTTTCTTTTGGGCAGAAGATACCAGTGTCGTAGACGCCCGGTTCTTGGGTGTGAATCTTGATGCGGATTTTTAAAATGTCTTTTACGACGCGATATAAAATTCGTGGTTTCATTTTAAATTTTTTCTCTTTCTGCCATTTCTTCGATATAAGCCAAAGCCCATTCTTGAGGGATTGAACCATAGTTTTGTTCAGGCAAATCAGGACATGATTTTTGATGAATGATAGAAGCAGCGCGTGCCCATCCAAATTCTTGTTTTAATTCATATCCCCTTGCACCAGCCATATTCACCAAATGACCAGCAGTACACATTGCTGTTCCGCAAACATTTGCTTCTTGTGGACATTTTTCAGGCCCCCAATTAGATTGATTATGAATTCTTTTTCTCGTTTGAATTTCTTGCCAGAGACGAGTGTATGGTTTTTCTAATTTAGGAACAGAATCCCAAAATTCTTTAATTTCTTTTTTCTTTTCCTCACTCAGCTTGTTCAGGGTGTAGGCACTCAGCTTGTTCAGGGTGTAGGCACTCAGATTTTTCAGGGTGTCGGCACTCAGATTGTTCAGGGTGTCGGCACTCAGCTTGTTCAGGGTGTAGGCACTCAGATTGTTCAGGGTGTAGGCACTCAGCTTGTTCAGGGTGTCGGCACTCAGCTTGTTCAGGGTGTCGGCACTCAGATTGTTCAGGGTGTAGGCACTCAGCTTGTCC